ATCGTATAACACTCCCCCAACTTTGCTACACAAATGGACATTGTTTTATCCGTTTAGGCGACAATGTTCGAGCTGACAAGGATAATCCAGACCTTGAAGAAATTACAAGGTCAGAATACGAACGTTTAATTGGAGAATAGCGTATGAAATTTTTGATATTGAGAAAATTACATGGTGAAATGTATGGCTTATATCGGGCCAATAAGCATGGGGCTATAGCTTTTTTACGCAAAAAAGACCTTATTCAGCTTCGAGAAGATATTAATTCACTATTAGAGGAGAAATAGATGGCAAACACTATTGCCCTAATTTCTACGAGGTAAAAATTGTGAATGAAGTATATAACGTTAAAACAAAACATTATGAGAACAATAAAATTTCGTGGCAAAGATGTCTTCACAGACGCTTGGAGATATGGTGACTTGGTTCACAATAAAAGGGTTACAACATATGGCTTAGAACCTCGCACTATGGTCGGAGGATATGAAGTTAATCCCTCTACTGTCGGGCAATTCACTGGTTTTAAAGACAGGAATGGTCAGGAAGTTTATGAGGGTGACACTATTGTATTTAATACAGTCACTTTCGAGATAGTATGGAATGAAGTCATTGGAGGTTTCTCCTTAAAAGGAAAAATCTCAAATTTTGTAAGCACTACTCCCCTCGGACTAATGATTGATACTAACAATATAAAAAAGAAATAACTTTAAAATAAACAATTATGTTCATATTATTAACAATAGCTCTTATTATCCTGTTGTTGGTCACAACAGTATGGCTTAATATAGAATGCAATCATCTTAAGTACAAAAACAAATTTCTCATGCGTAGTTTAAGTCAAATAGATGATGCCCGAATCAACTATCATCGTCATAAGAATATTAATGATAATTATGAATTGTTCTACAGAAGAAAACTTCTCAGTATCCTTGACGACAATCTTATAACATTGTTTCACCATTAAATCCAAGCATTATGTTCTATATCCCAAAGTCAAATGTTCAGCTCATTGCACGCTGCATATACAATCCTTCTACTCATAAAGTAAAGTTCGAGAATTTCTCTAAATACTACAACAATGCCAAGAACTAAAAGGTATATTACTTTCTACAAAATTCACTATATCGACTTTCTTCCATACATTCATGAATATGGAATGATGTGTACAAGAAGTTGGTTTAAGTGCCTTAAACTTGGTTTTCGACATATTCTTCAACGTAAGGCAACCTTCTTCATTATAGAGAAGGTAAAGCCTAAGTCTTCCTCATATTCTCATTAAGACGTTCTTAGTCTCTTGGTTATATGTTTTGCATTATTATCTATACAGTGTATCTTTGCATTGTTGTTGTTTTGAGTTAGTAATAAGTAACGTGTTATATTGCGATGTTTTTAATTTGTCTGCTTCTGCCATTCGTGAGAACAGTAGAAGCTTTTTGCTCCCTTAGCTCAGTTGGATAGAGCACAGGTTTCCTAAACCTGGTGTCATTGGTTCAAGCCCAATAGGGAGTACTTTGTAGTCATAATTTTTTAGTTTTTTATTTCCGTATAGATTACTATTTTAGCCATCTCTGTTGTGAAACAGGGATGGTTTTTCAGTTTACAGACTCATTACATGTTATATTTTTCATATTCAATATATCAACTTAAATTCCAAACATTATGGTAGCACATTTCAACAATTATGACCCTTTCAAGGAAGAGTCATATCTTAAGGCAATGGCTGAAAATCTTCCTTCTAAGGAGATAGAAGATTATTTTCTTGAAGAGGAGGCTGACAGTTATCTTTCCTCACTCGAAGCTCATGAATCAATATTCTGACAACAACATACCTGAAATATGGTATTCTTAAATTTCAAATTAAAATGACAAGAGAAGAAGCTTATTCTCAATGCCTTGCTGCATTAGGCAAGTCCAACTTCACCTTAGTTGAACTTCCTACTGGCTATGGCAAGAGCTACATTTCCATAAGAATGACTAATCATATTATAGAAACCTCTTGCAAGAACAAGCCAGAAGTTTCTATACTTCTGCTTGTAGCCAAGACTGCTCATAAAGGCACTTGGAAGGATGAGTTGGCTAAGTGGGGAGGCATCAAGGGTAATGCTCATCTCATTATTGAGTGTTATGAGTCACTTCATAAGCACACTGACGAGCATTTTGACATCATCATTATGGATGAATGCCATCACCTCAGCAGTGACCTCCGACATGACCTCTTTAGCACTATCTCCTTTCATAATGTCATTGGTCTTAGTGCCACAATCCCTCAAAAGCTCAAGCAGTATTTTCTGTACAAGTATCATGCACAGACTGTATTGTGCAATATCACTGATGCCATTAAGGATGGTGTTCTTCCTGAGCCTCAGATCATTCTCTATCCTCTTGAGCTTGATAATGTTCATCCTACAGAGTTTATAGAGATTAATCCTAAAGCTAAAGGTTCTCTTTATCAAGGTTCTTTCTCCAAGCTTTGGTCTTATCGCAAGATGAAGGTTCATGCCATTATTTCCTGCACTCAACGTCAGAAACTCAATGACATGAACTCTCAGATACTCTTTCAGAAGAACTCTTTTATGCGCACTCATAAAGAATATACCAAGAACAAATGGCTCTTCCTGTGTGGTGAACGCATTAAGTACCTTGCCCATCTCAAGAACAATATAGTCAAAGCTATACTCTCAAGTCTTGCTGATGAGCGTACTCTTACTTTCTGCAAGACCATTGAGCAAGCTGAATCTCTTGGCAAGTATTGCATACATTCCAAGAATCCTAATTCTGAGCAAATATACAAGAACTTTAATGATAAGAAGATTAATCACATCACTTCTGTCAACATTCTTAATGAGAATGCTAATCTTGTAGATTGTAAATATGCCATCTTTGCTAACTATTCCTCGTCTGAGATATGCAGTGTACAAAGATGTGGACGTGCTCTCAGACATAAGTCTCCTGTCATCATCATGCCTTTCTACAAGAACACTCGTGAGGAAGAGATACTTAAGGATATGATTAAGGACTTCAATCCTGACTCTATCCATACAGTCTATTCTCTTACCGAACTTCAAAGTTTCTTAAAGAAATTATCTTAACTTCTTTGCACTCTCAAAAGGTTTTTGTTACTTTGCCATAAATATAGTTTTAATTCAAAGTCCTTGGCTTAGAAAGGTTCAAAGAGGCCCATTAAGGCTCAAAAAATAATATTATGACAGATAACAATACCCTAAGAGAGTTCTCTTACTCTCATCCTATCACATACAAAGGAGTCTCCTACCCTTCTGCTCCAGCCAACATGCTGACAGATGAGCAGCAGTCTTCTGTTAATGTGTTTGCAGATGCCAATGGCAACTACTATGTCTTAGATGACAATGGCTCAGCCAAGTCTGTTATGCCAGTCCATACCCTCGATGAAGTAGTTGTCACTCCTTCAAAAGAGAATCTTCTGTCTGCACAGTTCAATGAATATCTTACACAGAGCAATGATAAGACACAGGTTCTTAATTCCCCTCATAGGGAGTATAACCCTCATCTTAAGTACAATGCTGTTCAAGGAGCCAAAGAACATGCTCTATGGGAAGAAGAACATCCTAATCTTTCAGCATGGAGCCAAACTCTTTCAGCAGTTCCATTTGCAGTTGCCTCAGCTCCGTTAGTAGGAGCTTTAGGTCAGGCAGCCTTGGCTACTACAGCAGGACAGACTGCAAGAGCTGGTATAGCCTCTCTTATGTCCAATCCTATTGTAGATGCTGCCAATACTGGCTTAGGTCTTGGTTTTGCAGCCAAGGGTGCCTATGATGTCAGTCAAGGGAAATTTACCCCTGAGACTGCTATGGATTTAGCTGGTGGTGCAGGACTTATGTTTAAGAGTCTTACTGGACTTGATAAAGCAAAAAGAGCAAAGAAAGCTTCTTCTATTGTTAGACAGTCTGAGGAAGTACCTTCTATAGGCCAAAGCACTTGGGAAGAAGATGTGGATTTAGGTGATTTGTCTTCATACAATCCTTATCCTTTGGAAGGTAAAACCCAAATTCCAATGGACATAAAAGCTGAAGCAGCTCAAAAGTATACGGACTTCATTAATAGTGAAGACTATCAAAACAGACTTCAGAGGGCAGGATTGGAAGACCATTGGAGTTACATGAAAAACCTCACAGATAGAGAGGTTAATCGTAGTTATTACTTTCCAGGATATGTTGAAAAAGTTATTGATAACAATCCAAGAATCCAAGGGCAATCAAATCCTTTTATAGGTATTACTTTAAAAGAAGGTCTTAAAAGTACTGATATATTTCCTACATTGAATCATGAAATCTCTCACTTGGCAACAAAAGGTGTTGGTACAAATCGTCTAATGAATTGGTTTAGCTCTTCGTTATTTAAAGAAAATGTAGTACCTGTTGGAGATATTATGAGATATAACGAAGGTATTGTACCTAATAAGTCTTGGAGAAAAGTTGCAGAACAAATAAAACAAGGCGATAAAGTAGTACAAAACAAAAAAGAGTATGGGTATCTAACAGAATCACAAGAAAAAAGAGCAAGAGCTTATTCTATATTACAGCAAGCAAGAGATAGTGGTATGTCTACAGATGAATTTATTGACTTTTACACAACTGATAAAGGTAATATTGCTAAATATGCTCCAGTTCAACTTAGGCAGATGGGAGCAATACTTACAACAGAAAATCTAAAGAAGTATCTCAGAAACTTCCTATCAATAGTAACTCCTATTGGTATAGTAGAAACTAATAAAGAATAATAATATGAGTAAAGAAGAAAATTCAAATGAAAACTATCATTATGGTCTTATACATTCTTGTATTTTTTGTGATTTCTTATATTCTCTATCATTAAGAAATAGGATAGGTATGGATTCTGGAGCTGTTCATTATAATATTGATTGTTATTCTATAGAACTTGATGCTCTTTCAAATAAAGAACTTGAGGACAAATATAATTCTATTAAGGCCCCTTGGTGGAATTTCATTTATAAGAATAGTATACAAAAATGCAAAGTATTATTATTTCTTATTTATATGGCATCTGTATGGGTTCCTAAAAAACTTCATATTCAAAAAAAGAAAAGTGAAAATAAAGAAGATGAGGATTTTTGGATGAGACAATACAAAGATTACTATAGTATGTATATGGCTATAGAAAATGGATGTAAGAAAGAAACTATTACAAATTATAGTGCAGTAACTATATTTTGTAATCTCCCAGTAAGTAAACCTAAAAGTTATCCTCATTCTATTAATAAGGTTTTAGATGATAGTCATAAACTTCTATATAATTATTGTATAGAAAAAAAAATTATCAAATCTAATATTTCCTATGAAGATTTTTATAATGGAAAAGGATTCTTTAATGACCCTTGGCTAATCTCAGAGATACTTAAAAGAAAACAATAACAAAAAAATAATAGTTAAATAACAATTAAGTAATTATGGAAGAACTAATCTGTGATATATGTAATGTAATAACAACTGTAGAAGCTAATGGTAAGAAGCTTATTGTGTTTTATAATAAGACTGAAGATGGTTTATTTTACCAATTCTCATTTAGAAGAAAAACACAAGAAGATATGGAAGATTTTATTAAGCAGAACCCACAGGAAGTTTATAAAAACTTCATAAAAGAGTATAAGAATAATATATACTTGCTGAATGTTGCAATGGTGGATGACATGGGAAGTATGAGTATGAAGGAACAAGCAAGAGAAATAGAACCTTTCTTACCTGTTATCCAAGAATTCATAATTCAAGCTTGGACATAATCACTTGATTTTATAAATTAATAGATAAATATATTTTACGCACTAACTACATTTGAAGATAAAAAGAATATAGAAACTATCTTTAAGCATTTTGAAGACAAGTTCCTTACTTCTCTATAGAATATTAAAGCAACTTACATCAAAGGCTTAAATAGGCTCAGATAGGTTTAGATAGGCTTAAAAAGACAGGCTTAGAAAGGCTTATAAAAGCTTATCATAAAAAATATTTTCATTCAGCACAGCTCCTCCCAAGGGGTTGTGCTTTTTGCGTTTATAAAGGTTTAAACAATCATACGTTATGAAATTTACAGTAAATACAGATGTGCTCCAACATGAGCACCTTACTATAGGTGATTTCCTTGTATTACTTATAGGCTATTATGGTATCAACTACAAGGAATGTCTTGATAAGATGTTGACAAATAAACTTATCAATACTAATGTGTTCAATCCTAATGAAATTGTTCTTTCACATAACACAAAGGATTTGATAACAAGTATTATTATAGCATCTGATGATAGGATAATAAATAGTGATATTGACTATATTTCATTGGCTCAGAAGCTGCAAACTCTTTATCCTCAAGGCTGTAAGTCTGGTACAACATATTCTTGGACTGACAAGACTTCTCTCATTGTGCAGAAACTGTGTGCACTTGTAGTTAAATACAACTTTTCCTTTACTGAGCAGGAGGCTCTGAGGGCTACAGAAGAGTACGTAAAGTCCTTCTCTGATGATAAGAGTCACATGCAGCTACTCAAGTATTTCATTCTCAAGACTACTAAGGATGGTGACATGGAATCAATGTTCATGACAATTATCGAAAATAACAGACAACATGAAGAAAATTGAAATTGACGAGGCTAAGTGCCTCAAACTTGGTCTCACATTGCAGGAGACACTCATTGCTATTGCAATAAGCATGGGCAAGTATAAGGAGACTGCTACCAATATGCTTAATCGTGGTATTATTACATTAGACCTTTTCAAGCAGGGTTCTCCTGACATCACTTCCAAATGGAAGAGTAAAGTTGACAGTTTTCTTGCTTCTGATGAACAGCGGCTTGAAACTCTTGCTTTGAAGGTGCAAGATTGTTTTCCTAAACAGAAGCTGATGTATGCTAATGGCAGAGAGTCACCTTTTTATTTCAGATGCAACAAGACTGAAATCAAGAACAAACTTAAGAAGTTTCTTGATATCTATGGTGAAGTGTCTGATGATGACATCATTGATGCCACTAAAAGATATGTTGACACCTATGCTCCTAAAGGCTATGTAGGCATGCGTCTTGCCAAATATTTCATTCTTAAGGACGACAAACGTCTTACTATTGATGATGAAGTCCATGTTGAGCAGCTCTCTGACTTGGCTACTTTCCTTGAAAATAAGTCTGAGAATAAGCCTCAAGACATTGTTAATGGTGATGATTGGTTACTGAATAGCAGGAATTAGGTATGAGTACAAGTCTTATTCAACGAGTATTACAAAATGCTGAAGAACGAAGACAACGCATTCTTAGTGGTAAGGTCAATTGTATTCCTTCTCCCTTCAAGACCTTTCGTTATGACTTCCCTGGAGTTGAGTTAGGTACTTATTATCTTATCTCTGGAGGAGCCAAGGCTTCTAAGTCCAAGATTACCAATTTTCTCTTCCTCTTCAACACTGTTCTTTATGCTTATGAGCATCCTGACCTTGTAAGACTCAAGATATTCTATGCTCTTCTTGAGGAGAAGGCTGAAAACATTACTGGTAAGTTCATCTGCTATCTTCTCTACAAGTTGTCTGGAGGTAAGATTAGGATTGACATCAAGACCTTCAAGTCTGTTGATGAAAGCAGAATCCTGTCTAAAGATATTCTTGATCTTCTTAATACTTTGGAGTATCAGTCCATACTTCATTTCTTTGAGGAACATGTAATATGGATTCCTGACAGAAATCCTACTGGCATCTACAATGTTCTGAAGGATTATGCTGAGAAGCATGGCACTACTCATTATAAGAAGGTCAAGGGTTATGACAAGGAAGTATTTGATTGGTATGAACCTGATGACCCTGATGAATATGTTCTTTGTATGATAGACCATATAAGTCTTATATCCACTGAACGCGGTATGGATTTGCGTAATTCTATTAAGAAACTATCTGAATATCTTAAGATTGTTCGTAATAAATTCAACTACGTTCCTGTAGTGGTGCAACAACAAAATTCTGAGACTCTTTCTCTTGAGGCCTTCAAAGCTAATAAGATTAGACCTACCCAAAAAGGTCTTGCTGATAGTCAGGACCCTGGCAAGGATTGTGATGTCATGTTTGGCATAACTTCTCCTTATGCTTTTGAACTTAAAGAAGATCGAAAGTACGACATTACTAAGCTTAAAGATTGTATAAGGTTTCTTGATGTTGTATTAGGTAGAGATGGTGCAAGTAATTCCTTTATTGGCTTATATTTTGATGGTGCCACTGGTTTCTATGCCCCTCTTCCTAAGTATGACAATCTTTCTGAGCTTAACAAGGTCTATCAGCTTATTCAAAGAAATCAAGAGAGTACATCTAAGTGATTCTCTTCATTCTTCATAGTACATTTTATAGCATCTTGCTTAGGCTTCTTTGTCTAAGTACATTTGCAGTCCAATAACAATTTTAATTTAAAAACAAAAAAAAATGAGTAACATCGTTTTACCTACACAGCGTAGGAAAGCCACTGACTACAACCCTCGGTTGATGGTCTTGTTTGGCAAACCCAAGTGTGGAAAGTCCACTCTAATGGCAAGTCTTGACAACAATCTTATCATTGACCTTGAGGATGGCTACCGTGCTCTTGATGTCATGGCTGTACAGGCAAGAAATGCCAATGACATCTTTGAAATCCGCAATCTTATTGCACAGAGAAATCATGAGAATGGTGACAAGCCTTTCTATCGCTTCATCACTATTGACAATGCTTCTCGATTGGAAGAAATGGCTGTCTTCTATGCAGCAGTCCTTTATCGTAGAACTCAGATGGGTGCCAACTTTGGTTATACGAAAGATAAGATTGGCAACATCTTGAAGGATGCTAATGGTAATAAGATTATTGACCCTAAGGCTGATGTCCGTCAATTGCCTAATGGTGCTGGCTATCTTTACATGCGCAATGCCATTAAGGAAATGGTCAATATGTTTCGTCCTCTTTGTGACACTCTCATTCTTGTATGCCATGTCAAGGACAAGCAAATCCGAAAGAATGATGAGGAGACTACAGAGATGGCTGTAGACATTGCAGGAAAGACTGGCGACATTATCTGTGGTGAGGCTGATGCCATTGGCTATATTTCTCGTCAGGCTAACAAGACTCTTATTTCTTTTGTTGGAGGTGACAATGCCATCCGTGGTTCTCGTCCTCTACATCTTAGGGAGAAGGTCTTTCAAGTTGCCGAGTCTGATGATAAAGGCAACATCAAGGTTGATATGAGTCCCATCTTCCTTGACACAGAAAAGTAATAAGCAATAAACATTCAAATTAATAAACAACATTTTAAAAAATCAAAAAACAATGGAAAAAAGAATTTCTTACAGTCAGTTTCAGTCAGTTAAGTGTGTAGCCAAGGCTTGTGACCCTCTCATCTCTAAGCGTTCTAAACTTAAGGAGAAGCTCGACAAGCTTGCTAAGGAGTATGGGGATTGTAACACTCAGATTCAGTCCCTTGAGGCTGGTATTGTCTCTGTCATTGGCTTCCCTGTAGACAAGCTTGTCAAGAAGGTCATTGAGCCTGGCATTGATGTCAATGGCATGCCTAAGAAGACTACCAAGTATCTCCCTACTGACATTGTTTCTTATGATGAGAAGCATAAGCAATACATCATCTCTGTTGATGAAACACCTTGTTCACCTGATACACCTACCACACCTACTGAACCTACAGCACCTCAGACTGAAAGTGTAACAGAAGATACAATGCCTGTTAACACCCCAGTATTCGAGTAATGATATTTCTAACAAACAATAAGTAAATAACAAATATTTTAAAAAATGTAAGACAATTATGGAAATTAATAACAGTTATGTTTTCCTTACCATTGGTAAGACACAGGAGTCTACTGAGACTCAGGAGTTCAAGAAGTATGTTGGTGTTGGTTCTTCTTTTGTAGTGGCTGTCAATCCTACAAAGAAACAGCTTGAGGATATCTATGGTCATGAGTTGGCTAATGACCCAGAGTATGTTGTTGACACTGACAATGGCAAGGAGGCTCGCATTACATTTGTAGTCAAGACTGACCCTAACATTTGCAATGGCATTGAGATTGTTAATCGTGTAATGTTTACTCTGCGTAATGCTCCTGCCTATAATAAGGATGGAAGTAAGGTGCAGGTCATTGATAAGTATGGCAATGTTACTTGGGCTAATACTGAGGATGCCAAGGCTGGCAAGAAGCTTTTCTCTGCTACTGGCAAGGAGTTGAAGATTGATTCTTCTTATCGCATGGCTTGTATTGGCGAGGCTGACCTTGTAAGTTTTCTCAAGGCTTATCTTGGTGTTGGTGATGCCTTCAACTATGTCAATGGTTCTTGGGTCAAGAAGGACAATGCTGATGACTTCCTCTTTGGACTTGAGCATATCAAGGACTATTTCTCTGGTGATTTCTCTGAGGTCAAGGATGCCATTGCTCTTCAGCCCAACAATAAGGTGAAGCTCCTCTATGGTGTACGCACTAAGAATGATGGCAAGCAGTATCAGACTGTTGCTACACATAATGGCATGGTTCTCCTCAATAGTGCTGGCTCTAAGGCTCTCGACAAGCTTGAGAAAGACCTTGCCAATGCCAAGAACAATGGTTCTTATGCTTCTACTGATTTCCGTGTGCAGCCTCTTGCAGAGTATTCTGTAGAGCCTACTGACTTCTCTACTGCTCCTGCTGCACCTACTGGTGGTCAGGGGTCTGAGACTTCTATGGGCAATGAATTGCCTTGGATTTATTAATTCTTAAAACTGCTTTATGATAATAATCTTATGGTGATAGGCAAGACTTTTCCCAGTATATCTAAAACTGAAATTTTCAGTAAGTTCAGCGAGACACAGGTTCTTTCTGCTGTATTTCCTCAAATCACGTCCATTCCATGCAGGATTTCATCTCCTCTTAGGGAAGACCTTCATCCATCTTTCAGCATTTACATGGACAATGGAGGTCATATTAGGTATAAGGACCATGCTGATTCTTCTGTTCATGGTGGATTGCTCGACCTTCTTTGTGCTTATTGGGATTGTACATTCAATCAGACACTTGAAAAGGTTTGCAACCTCATGATTAAGAATACTGACATCACCATTAAGCCTAAGCAGATACGTACTTTTACAAGAAAGGAGGCAAGCACTCTTACTTCCATTCAAGTCAAAGTACGTCCTTGGCATGATTATGATTATGCCTATTGGGAGTCCTATGGAGTCTCTAAGCAGTGGCTTCATTATGCTGAGATTTATCCCATCTCCTATAAGATTATTATCAAGAAAAGCTCTCCCTCTGACAAGGGGCGACAGTATATATTTCCTGCTGACAAGTATGCCTACAGCTTCATTGAGAGAAAGGAAGGCAGTGTACAGATGAAAATCTATCAACCTTATAATACTAAAGGATTCAAGTGGTCTTCTAAGATGGATGTTTCTGTCATAGGTCTTTGGACTAAGATTCCTCTTTATGGTGATAAGGTTGTTATTTGCTCTTCCCTTAAGGATGCTTTATGCATATCTTGCCAGCTTCACATCCCTACTCTATGCCTTCAAGGTGAAGGCTATGACATGTCTGACACTGCCATTAATGAGTTGAAAAGACGATATAAAAAGATATTCATTTCTTTTGATACTGATAAGGCAGGTATTATTGATGGACAGAAATTGGCTCAACGCACTGGTTTTGTCAATGTTGTCCCTAATCTTGGTTCTTGTAAAGACTATAGTGATTACTATAAGTCTTTGCAGGATAAAACCCAATTCAAACAATTAAAAAATCTATTCAATTAACAAAAGAAAAATTATGGAAAGAGAAATTCTTATTGCAAATACTAAGACTCAGAAGAGAAGTAAGATTACAACTAGTGCCACAACTCTTGGCGAACTTAAGACTGATCTCCGTGCTGCTGGCATTGATTTTAGTGGCATGACTTTTACTGAAGGCATATCTAAGACTCAGCTTCTTAGTGATGACACCCAGCTCCCGCAGAATGTAATGTATAAGGGTCAGCCTACTAACAATCTTGTCATTCTTCTCACCAATACCAAGAAGAATATTGCTTCTGGTGTTCTTAGTCGTAAGGAAGCTTATAACCTCATCAAGCAGAACTCTCTGGAGAAAGCTGTTAAGATTGAGTTTGGTAGAAATTTCACTCAGGTTCCTACTCTTGACCTTATTAAATTCATTGGGGCTAATGTCAAGAAGTCTGAGGCTCCAAAGACAGAACCTACTGAGCAGCCTAAGAATGAACCTAAGGTGTCTGAACAGTCTGAACAGCTCAATCAATCTAAGGAGTCTGAGACTTTCCTCACTCCTAAAGCTACAATTCTGTCTGTTGACAGTACTCTCTTTATGCACATCAGTCTTCTTGTCAATGAAGGCATGCTCTCTGTTTCTGACTTGCAGAAGCTGGAAAGAAACATTCATAAGCTTGTCATAACTACGAGTGGTGAGCCAGAGGACACTGATAAACTTATTGCTCAAGGTCAGAGTACTGCAACCTCTGACAATCTCATTGACGATGATGACATTGATGACATCATTGATGACCTTGGTCTGTAAAACATAACTTTATATTTCCGTTTTGGTCATTGGGAGTAAGGACATCTGTCTTTGCTCCCTTTATTTTTGTTTTTAAAATAATTAGTATGCAACATTCAGCAACTCCTATCCCTAATCCTGATCATCAAGAGGTTTGTGATATATACGAGGTCTTCAAGAACTTCTTTGGTGAGCAGTATGTTGATATTCAGGCTAAAGCTGACTCTTCTTATTACCTTATCTATGTTTGGTGGCCTTATGTCACTGTCACTAATGAATTTAATAAGTCTGTCTCTATTCAAGACCTCTATGCAAAGATTGAAATCGATGATAAAGGTCTCATTCCTTTTGAGTTCTCTGGCTTTCAGCTCAACAGAGCTACCTATTCTCAAGAACAGTTCCTTAGCAACTATATGCACAGTCATATAAGAGGTATTCCTAAAAATGATTTTACTCGATTTGAAAACCCTTGCCTTGGTAATGGACCTATCAGAAACACTATCAACACTCTTAAGATTGATTGTGACATTGCTGAATGGATGCTCTTCTGTCAGGAACTTTCCATGTATGTCACTGTTGAGTCTATCTCTGGAGGTCCTTGGCGCAGAATGGAGACTATAGGAAAGTCTACTGTAGCTCATGATTATGTTGATTATAATTTCAATATATCTGGTTTCATATACCCTGTTTTCTTTACTGATTTTATGAAGAAGAAGTTCATACAGTATTATCTTACTCATGGACATCTTTCTCTTAGTTTCCGTAATGGTCAGTTTATTTGTGGCATGCCTTTCTATAAGTTCATCATTGATATAAGCAATGCTTTCATCAGTTATTGCAATACTGTTTTCACTACTGAATCTACTAAGCAAAAACTTGTTGACAGCAATTTGCTTAACTCTCTTGTTGTCTCTGATGGAAAGTTTTATGTTACAAGAAACAATACAAATTCACAAAACTTAAATCGCTATAAAGGTAAGTTTGTACTTGTCTTTAAAGGCAAACGCATTCTTACTACCATTACTGAATCTTCTATTAATGAGTTCTTTCCTGTCACTGTCATACATCATTGTATGGCTATGAATATACTGAAGAACATTCTCAAAGTAATTAATTATAGATATAAAAATGAACACAACAATAACAACACAGCCCAAGACTCTCCCCAAACTTGTAAAAGGACAGTCTACATATAAACTCATTGTTCCTCAAAGTGTAGAGGAGAAGATTAGGTATCTCATCCGTAAGTTTCCTTCTACTGAATGGTCTGGAGTTCTTTTCTTTACTCATGAAGGTTCTTTTGAGAATAATGATTTAGTCATCACTTGTACTGACTTTTATCCTATGGACTTAGGAACATCTGGATGGACTGAGTTCCACATGTCTGAAGAGGTTGCAGCTTATATGGCTCAGAATATTGAGCTGTTTGACTGTGACACTGGCTTGATACATTCTCATCATGCCTTAGGTGCCTTCTTCAGTGGTCAGGACAATCTTATGCTTCAGCAGGAAGGCAATGACACTAATTGCTTTGTATCTCTTGTTGTTGACACTAAAGGTACCTATGTTGCACGCATCACTCGTAAGGTACAGTCTAAATCTGAGGTCACTGTCAAGCCTCTTGGTACTTCTTATGAGTTCTTTGGCAATGGTTCCAAGACCATCAGCAATGACTCTACTGAGTTGACTAAGATTGTTGACAAGGAATATATTGAGTATTTTGACTTACAGGTTGAACGTCATGAAGTCCTTAATACTCTGTCTTATCTTGACACTCGTTTTGCAGAGATTGAACTTAAGAAGAAAGATGTTGCAAAGACTTCTGGTGTCTCTCAGCAGACTAATGGTTTCAATCTAAAGTCTGAAACTGGTGATACTCAGTTCTTTGAATGGCTTCACCCTAAGGATATAAGAAACAATACTGTTCCACAGCAGACTTCTCTTGATTTCAAGGACACTCCTAAACAGGATACTGATAAAACAGAGACTGAGTGTGATTGGACCCCTGACCCTAAGAAAATTCATGAAGTAGTGGTTCACATAGTCACTCTCAATCTCATTCTCGATCCTAAGACCTTCAACTTCAAGCATTGGATTACACGTCACATGTCTAATGTTTATCAGCGCATCTTTGGTAAGCCTGCTACTGTAGACAGTCTTACCAATGCCTTCTGTGAATGGCGTGACTTCATCATACAGTTCACTCTTGACCACTATGATGAGCCTGATATTCCTTCTTATATGTATGATGAGTATGACATATTTACAAGTGTTGTTGCACAATCTATTATTGATGAACTTTCTGAATATGTTGATGATAATCCTTACATACAGCATTACATCAATACCCTTTACCAATATATTGTATAGCTTATGGAAACAAACGATATTAATAATTCAAACAATAATGAGACTACTTCTCTCAATATTACCGATAATGATGTAAATGATATTCTTGAAGAAAACGGCATCATTGAAGATGATGGTATCTTAGACCCTGAATTTGAAGAAATATCAGAGGAGAATAATTATGATGAAAATCAAGGAGAAGGAAATGATGATTTAGATATAGGACCTCTTCTTGGGGATATGGATGAAGCAGAATCTACAGAGACATCTTCTGTAGAACCTACTTTCCCTACTCCACCTACCCCATCTACAGAACATACCTCTACTCCTCTTCCTCTCAATTCCCCCTCTCTCCTTGTTGATGAAGCTACTACTCGTTTCTCTGGTGCATCATGGTTTGATGAAATACAGAAGTCTCGTGTCATTATTGCTGGCATAGGAGGTATTGGTTCTAATGTGGCTTTTCAGCTTGCACGTATGGCTCCTGCTAACATCACTCTCTATGATGATGATGTTGTAGAGAGAGTCAATATGGCAGGACAGCTTTATAGCACCAATGACATTGGACAACGTAAGGTTGATGCTATAGCTTCTATGATTTCTGCCTACACATTAGCCAGGCAGGTCAATGCTGTTTCAAGTAAGTTCACTGACAGCACTGAGGCTGGTGACATCATGATTTGTGGATTTGACAACATGTTTGCACGCAAGACTTTCTACAATTCTTGGAAAAGACATATACAGACCTTGACTCCCGACAGTAGGGCTAAATGTCTCTTCCTTGATGGTAGATTGTCCATTGACACCTTACAGATTTTCTGCATTCAAGGTGATGATAAGATTAGTATGGATAGGTATGAAACTGAGTTTCTCTTCTCTGATTTCCAGGCAGAACATACTGTATGTTCAATGAAGCAGACCACTTATCTTGCTTGTATGATTGGCTCTCTTATGGTAAATCTCTTTACCAATTTCATTGCCAATTCTCTTAACCCTATCATCCCTTATGATCTTCCTTTCTTCACTGAGTATGATTCTACAAACATGTTATTCAAAACCCAAAGCTGATGAGAGATTTAAAATGTATAATTCAAAGATGCTTTGAAGGATATTTTCAAGACTCCATCTTTCCTTTTAGGGACAATGTAATTCATAATTTTCAGTATATGAATGTTCCTATATTCAAGGATGCCTTTGAGCTTCCTGTATTTATGCTTGGAAAACTGTCTAATTGTAACCTACCTGTCACATCTGATGAGGTAGATTCTTTTACAGCATGTCTTAATTATACAGGTACAGAATCTGATTTCAAGACACTGTCTTCTAAGATGCGTAATATATTGATAAATATATTTAATAGAGCACGTCTTGTAAAAATACCATTGGATACTCAAGGCGAAAACTATTATTATGGTACATGTGGAGCTATCTTCAATAAGAACCTCATGCCTGTCATGATTATGTCATGGCGGATTGAGAAGGTACAGCAGGACAATCCTGACAAATCTTTTGTGTATAAGTTCACTCAACCTATCCTAAGGGTTTCTCCGTCTGTATTTACTGTTAAGGCTGATTCTCTCACACGATACATTATCAATCAGATAATCCCCAATGCTCTTAGAAACAGGTATGATGCTCCTCATATATACAGCAATCCCCTGTTTCCTTCAACCTATGAGTCCTTCAATATCAAAGTGGATATAGGTGAGTTCCCATTTACTCTTCAAAAAGTCAATGCACCGTCTGTTTCCACAACAAATGAAGAACTTCTTAATGTAGCACTTACTAATATTGATGAGATAGTAGAATGACAATACAACAGTATTTTGGTGATTGGTGTAAGGTCATTAACCTGAATGATGCCAATGCCATACTCAAAAGACTTGCATCTTCCAGACAGGTTATATATCCTTGTATTAAGGATATATTCAAGGCTTTTACCGTATGTTCTTTACACAATCTTAGGGTTGTCATCATTGGACAGGACCCTTCTACCTCACCCTCCCACTTTTCTCCTTACTTAGAAGTTCTTATGGAGTCTGTTATTGACTTCTCTCTTCCTCATGGAAGTGTTAACTTTGACCCGAGTTTGGAGAAGTGGGAGTCACAGGGAGTACTCATGCTTAATGCTGCACTTTCTTGTGTTGCTGGCAAGACTGGGTCTCACATTCTGTTATGGCGACCTTTCCTTAGGTCTTTTCTCACTAATCTCTCATCTCATACCAATGGCATTGTCTATGTCCTTATGGGGTCTGAGGCTCAAAGCTTTGCATCTTGCATCAATGGCAGATACAATCACATCCTGAAGACCAGACATCCCTCATGGTATGTTCAAAACCATCAGCCTATGCCTTCTTCCCTATGGCATCACATCAACAACATTCTCATAGGACAGAATGGTTATGGCATACAATGGTATGAAACAAATTAAGTAAAAAGTATTAATCAAAAATTTCAATCAAAAGCTCAGAAAGGCCCAGAAAGGCTTAGTAAGGCTTATTATTTTTTAAACAAACAAAAAAAACAATGAAAAAGTATTTTTTAAAAAACTCTAACGAAGAGCTTAAGTTTGGTGACATTATTGAGTTGGATTTCACTAAAGACACAGAAGATGGTCACACTCGTCATCATCATTTTGAGTGTAAGTTTATCCCAGACCTCATTCCTTTGCTTCTTAAGCAGGAAATCATCATAGAAAAGGAGGTTGAGAGTAAGGACACCGAAACTTCAGATGCTGAGTGTTGTGAAGCAGCACAGATCATTCTCTCTACTCTTGAGACTTTTGCTCTTAAGTTTAAGCAGATGGGTGCCAAGATAGCTGCTCTTAACAAGACTATCAAGAAGCTTCAGCACAACCACAATGCCAGCAAGTCTCCACGAAAATAAGAAGATTAAGAATGCCTCTCCCTTGGAGTATGATGACATCTACTTTAAGTCTCAACTTGAGAAGATGATTTATCAGACTCTTAGGGAGCAAGGCTTTCCTGTAGAATATGAGCCTCATAAGTTTGTTCTATGGCAGGGCTTCCGTCCTACTGTCCCTTTCTATGATAAGGACAAGTATACAAGAATGCTTAAGCTTGAGAGCAAGAAGATTATAGACATCACTTACACCCCCGACTTTGTATTTACATACAATGGGCTTCTTGTTGTCATTGAAGCTAAAGGCATGGAGAATGATTGCTTCTATCTCAAAAAGAAGATGTTCCGCAAGTGGTTGGAAGATAATCATCCAAAGAGTATTTACTTCGAGATTTACACTAAGAAGCAGCTTCTTCAAGCCATCAACATCATCAAAGACTTGTCTCAAAAGTCCAAAGAAGCCTAATCATCAATGGCTTAGTTAGACTCAAGAAGGCTCAGAAAGGCTTAAAAGAAAGGCATAAAAAGGCTTAGTTAGGCTCAGTAAGCCTCAGTTATTAAAAAAAATTCAATCCCAATGAACATTCCCAAAGAATTAAAAGATATTTCCTGGCAAGTTTCAGAGTCTACCTACAGAGCTGACCCAGCTCTCAGTCAATCCATTCTTTCCAAATTTGAGCGTGAAGGCTTTAACAAGCTTGACCATCTCTTTGACCATATCTCTACTCAATCATTGTTAGAGGGTTCTATGGTTGACTGTCTCATCACTGGTTCACAAGAAGAGTTTGATAACTTGTATTATGTTGCTGACTATCCTTCTATCGGTGATAAAGAGCAGCTGGTAGCTAAAATGTTATATGAGAAGTATCATGATTCTTATGAACTATTTTCATATATCCCAAATGATGCTATTCTCTCTGTGATTAATGAGGTAGGATGGCAAAAGAATTGGAGAGATGAAACAAGAGTGAGAGTTCTATCTGAAAGAATTGCAATGTATTATAATCTTATAATACAAGCTGGCAATAAGACTGTTGTAGATAGTAACACTTATGACCATATCTTGAAGATGGTTCAAGCTCTTAAGACCTCTCCTGCCACTCAAGGTTACTTTGCTGACAATGACTCTATGTCTCCTATCAGAAGATATTATCAGCTTAAGTTCCGTGCTAAGTTTGAAGGTGTATGCTACAGATGTATGATGGACTTGGCTGTTGTTGATTATGAGGAAAAGAAGATATACCCCATTGACCTCAAGACCAGTGGCCACAAAGAGTGGGATTTTCAAGACAGCTTTGAGCAATGGTCTTACATGATACAGGCAAGGTTATATTGGCGCATTCTCAAAGCCAACATGTCTAACGACCCTTACTTCAAAGACTTCACTCTTGAAGACTTTCGCTTTATTGTTGTCAATAAAGAGTCTCTTACTCCTCTTGTATGGGAGTTCCCTCTCACAAGAGCCAAAGGCACTCTTGTCAATAATGAAGGCAAGGAGTTCAGAGACCCTTTTGAAATAGGCAAGGAACTGCAAGGCTATCTTAATCTTCGTCCCACTGTCCCAGTAGGCATTGATAAGGATGGCATCAACACCATCACTTGCCTAAAGCAGAAATATCCTCCAATCTCCATTCTTCCAGTTAAGGTTTAAGTAGTCATTATTTCAATCAAGAGTTTAGAGAGGCTTAAGAAGGCTCAGCAAGGCTTAGTAAAAGAAGCCTCTCCTCTCACCCCACCCAATTATTAATTTTTTAACTGCATAATACAATATGAAATGTTTGTAATTAAACGCAATGGCTCCAAAGAAGAGTTTTCAACAGAAAAGATTAAGTCTGCTATGCTCAAGGCATTCCAGGCTTGCCACTTCCCACTTTCTGAAAAGGATAAAAAGGATGTCTCAGTATTTCTTGATAACATTGAGAAGGAAGCACATGAGGACATATCTGTAGAAGACATTCAGAATAAGGTAGAGAAGTATCTTTGTAAGCGTTGGTTCCCTGTAGGCAAGGCTTACATGCTCTATAGAAAGAAACATACTGAAGCTCGTATTATTAAGGATAAGGTACAGTATATTCACAAGTATAATGCTTCTGAATCCTCTGCTACTAATCTTTCTAATACTGACGACAATGCTAATACTATTAATAAGAATGCTGCCACTCTTGAAGGTGAACTTTATAAAGATACCTCTCGCTTAGTACAGCGTTCTCAAATGAAGGAACTTCTTGCTGAGATTAATTCTCCATATAGAGACCAGTATACTAAGGACCTTGAGCATCACATTTTCTATCAGCATGATGAGAGTTGTCCTATATTGAAGCCTTATTGTAGCGCCTATACTCTCTATCCTCTTCTTGTTGATGGTACTGACAATATTGATGGTACAAAGAATCATGCTCCTCATCATCTTAGCTCTTTCTGTGGACAGTTTCAGAATCTCGTATTCCTATTGTCTGCACAAAAGAAGGGTGCTGGAGCTTATGGTGAGTTCTTCAATTTCTTTTCCTATTTCTGTGAGAAAGAATGGGGTAAGGAATATTATAAGAAGGAAGATGTCATTATTACCAATGAACATTGTCTTGAGCAGAAAACTATTGGTCAGACCATTGATCAATTCTTTCAGTCTATCACTCATTATATCAATCAACCTGCTGGCAATCGTGGCTATCAATCACCATTTACCAACTTTAATGTCTTTGATAGCTACTATTGGCATGCTATGTTTGATGATTTCTGTTTCCCAGATGGTTCTAAGCCTAATTGGGATGCTGTCAATTGGTTACAGAAGAGATATATTAGGTGGCTCAATAAAGAACGCACTGAAACTATACTTACATTTCCTGTAGTTACAGTCTGCTGTCTTACTAATGACAATGATGCTCTTGACAAGGAGTATAAGGATTTCATTACTACTCAATGGGCTGAAGGTGATTCTTTATTTGCCTATCTTTCCAAGAATGCTAATAGCATCTCTTCTTGTTGTAGACTCCGCAATGAAGTCACTGACAATACATTCTCTTCTACCACTGGTCTTACTGGTGTGCAGACAGGTTCTTGCAATGTCATGACTCTCAATCTCAATAGGATTATTCAAGACTGTGATAGAAGCTATGGTATAAAACAACATGGTGGATGGAGAGAAAATACCTCTTTCATAAAAGACTATCTTGAAAACATCCTTCTCAGAGTCTATGACTATCAGCGTGCTTATAAGACTGGACTTTACAATATGGATGCTCATGGTATGTTCCCTCAGACCAAAGCTGGCTATATAAACTTTGATAGACTCTATTGTACTATTGGTGTCAATGGTCTTAATGAAGCTGCAAGATTCCTTGGACTTACTATTAGTAACAATAAGGAGTATCTTGACTTTGCATCATGGGTTCTTAATGTCATTAAGCAGTACAACAGGCAGCACTCTTCTAAGAAATTCATGTTCAACTTAGAGTTAGTACCTGCTGAAAGTCTTGGTGTGAAGAACTATAATTGGGACAAGCAGGATGGCTATTGGGTTCCCTCTGATGAGAATCTATATAACTCCTACATCTATGATGCTCATGATGACACTTCTATCCTTGACAAGATTGCTATGCAGGGTGGACAGATTGCTCAGTCTATTGATGGTGGACAGGCTTCTCATCTTAATCTTGAAGACAATCTCTCTAAGGAACAGTACACTAAGCTTCTTGAATATGCAATTAAGGTAGGTAATAACTACATTACATTCAATGTTCCTCAGACTCAGTGTGATGATTGTGGTTTCATTGCCAAACATCCATTCTATGTTTGTCCTAAGTGTGGCAGTCATAACACTACTCTGTGGACTCGTATAATAGGCTACCTAAAACCCATCAAGTCATGGTCTGAAAGCCGTCAGCAGGAAGGTAGTCTTCGTATGTTTGCTAAAAAGAATGAAGTATGCTAAAGTACATTTATTGTAAAGAAGTATTCAGTGAGGTGCCAGGGGAAATATCCCTTGGCATCTCTATCTCTGGTTGTCAGATTCATTGTCATTACTGTCATTCCAGAGAACTGTGGGAGGACAAAGGCACTCCTCTTACTATTGAGGAACTTCAGTCTCTCCTTGACAAGCACCAAGGCATCACATGTCTCTGTCTTCTTGGTGGTGAGCATGACATTGATTCTCTTACAGAGTTGTTCATGTATGCTCATAAAAGGCTAAAGACTGCATGGTATTGTGGTCTTGACATGATTCCTAAGGACAAGATAGGTATTCTAAAGTATCTTGATTTTGTCAAAATTGGTCATTATGATCAGGAACTTGGAGGTCTTGATAGTCCTCTCACCAATCAACAGTTTTATAAAGTAGAATCCATCTCAGATAATGATTCCCCTAAATTAACTAATATCACAAGCCTATTCCTACAGCATTAATCAGTCCTTTCTACCTAATGGCTTAGAAAGACTCAAAGAGGCCTAGTTAGGCTTATTAAAATCCCCAAAGGCTTAAAGATGCTCAGTAAGGCTTAGTAAGGCTTAATTAATAACAATAAACAAACAAAAATATGAAAATCAAAATAAAAGAAATTACCCCAGGCTGTATGCCTGAAATCCTCAAAGTTGGTGATTGCATTGACCTCATGACTTCTGAGGAATATATTCTCAAAGGTCCCAGTATCAAGAAGTACAGCAAGTACAAAGGTAGCAACAAAGTTATAGAAAGAGTAGGTGAAGTATCATTTCAGTATGCTCTCCTCGACCTTGGTGTTGTCATTGAGCTTCCTAAAGGCTTTGAGGCTAAAGCCTATCCTCGTAGTTCCACATTCAAAAAGTGGGGTATTCTCTTGGCAAACTCAGTAGGTATCATTGATAATAGTTACTGTGGTCCTAATGATGTTTGGAAATTCCCTGCCCTTGCCACTCGCAATGTTACTATTCCTAAAGGAACTCCTATTGCTCAGTTTCAAATTCAATTATCACAGAAAGCCACTATTTGGCAGAAACTTCGTTGGCTATTCTCTCCAAAGATTGAACTTGTCAAGGTAGACGAACTCCACAATGAAAACAGAGGTGGCTTAGGCACTGGTTCTGACAAATATCGAACAAAATAAGAAAAAATAAATAAAAGAAAAACAAATAATAATTAAAGTCTCTTTACCCTAAAGGCTTAGAAATGCCTAAATAGGCTCAGCAAGGCTTAAAACCTATCATCAAAGGCTTAGTCAGCTAAGAAAGGCTTAGAGAGACTCATCACTCATTAAAAATTTTCCATCACTATGCTCAAAAAAATAATCAACAAATTCCTTGATATTCATCCTAATGCCATGTCTTTCAAGAACAGTATTGACTTGGCTGAACTTCCTGTAGTCACATTCTACCAAGGCAGCAAGAAAATCAATTTCCTCCTTGACACTGGCTCTAATAATTGTATCATTGACAGCTCTTATCTCAAGAATCTTAATCACAGAATAGTGTGCGATGTTGAGAATACTGTTACTGGCATTGAAGGCAATGGTCAGAAGGCTGAAGGTGTATGCACCTTTGCCATGTCTTACAAAGACAAGATTTATGAGTATGCCTTTGTCATTCAGGATATGTCTGGGGTATTCAATTCTATCAAAAAGGAGACTGGTGTCACCATTCATGGCATACTTGGCTCTAAGTTCTTTAATGACTACAAGTATGTCCTTGATTTCAAGGAACTGATAGCTTATAGTAAAGAATGATTTATTTTGTATCTAATCAAAAAACTCTATTTGAAAGTGATAGCTTTCAACCTATGTCTGTAGAGGAATCTGTAGCTCTTATCAAGTCCTGGAAAATCTTTCAGTTTGATACTGAGGATACAGGACTTGATTGTCATATTGCAAAAGTTCTTCTTATGCAGTTTGGTAGTATGGACAAAACTACACAAGTTGTAGTTGACTGTACTACAATAGATCCTCTTCTTTATAAAGATGTCATTGAACAGGGCTTTCTTGTTGGACAAAATCTTAAGTATGATGCCAAGATGCTTATGGCTTTAGGCATCTTTATTCGTAGATGTTATGACACTATGATTGCTGAAATGCTTAGATACTTTGGCTTCCCAAGAATTCCTGTTTCTCCAGAGGAATATGAGGAACAAAAATATGACTTTCCTTATCATATCAAGACTTCTAAAGCCAAAAAGAATTGTCCAAGCCGAACTTATTATGAACTTAGTTTTGCTCTTGATGCCATTGGCTATAAGTATCTTGGTGTTAATATTGATAAGTCTGTCCGTGGTAAGATTAAGTATGTTGGCATTACTGAAGAAGTCATTGTCTATGGTGCCAATGATGTTGTTCATCTTGCAGACATCATGAATGCACAGGTAGCTTACTTCAAGTCCATAAATGCCATGCCTGCCTTAAAGATTGAGTGCAGTGCTGTTCTTCCTATTGCTTATTTTGAGTATTGTGGTGTGATGATTAATGAAGATAAGTGGCTCAGTATTTACAAACGTAATTGCAGTGATTTGCAAAAAGTCAAGGATAGTCTTAATGCTTTTGTTGTTAATCTTGGCAATAAGGATTTCATCAGAAACACTATTCAACTTGACCTCTTTGAGGATGTTGATACCTCTGATAAGTCTAAGTGCAATATCAATTGGAACAGTACTGATGATGTGGTTCCTCTCTTGAAATTCCTGGGCTACAACACTAAGGGTTGGAATAAAGAGAAAAAGGAGGAGACTGAAAGCAAAGGTGCTGATCTGGTTAAAAAGCAAAAGCATGTCAATCCTGAGTTCTCTGCCTTATATCTTGAACTTTCACGCCTTGAGAAGCTTTGTTCTACCTATGGTCCACAATATATCAATGCCATCAATCCTAAGACCAAAAGGATTCATACTGAGTTTCGTCAACTTGATACTGTCACTGGCAGACTTTCTTGTGGTTCACAAAAGCAGAATGAGGATTTGGCTTCTCTCAAAGGTCTTCCTTTACAGCCAAGAAAGAGTCATCCTGAAGAGGTTTGTGCTTATCCTCAAATTCAGAATCTTCCTAACACTGATGAAGTCCGTTCTTGCTTTATAGCAGAAGAAGGCAATGACTTTATCTCTATAGACTATAACAGTGAGGAGTCAAGACTTCTTGCAAGTCTGTCTGGAGACAAAGGTATGCTTGAGGTTTTTGAGAAGGGTTATGACATGCACAGCTATGTAGCATGGCTTATCTATCCTGACAAGATTCCTCGTGATGTTGATATCAGAAGCATTAAGGAGAAGTATCATTCTCTTAGACAATCTGCTAAAGGTCCTGAGTTCACTTTTGCTTTCCTTGGTAACTGGGCTACTCTTGTAGGCAACTATGGAATGCCTAAAGAAGAAGCTATGCAGATTGAGGAAAACTACAAGAAGGGTTTTGCTGGTGCCACAAAATATCAAGAACAATGTAAGAAGTATACTGAGTCCACTGGCATAATCAGAGTATGTCGTGAAACTGGGCATATTTCTCGTTGGTGGGATTGGCAGAAGTGGATTAAAAGACAACGCTCTACTGAATTTTGGGATGAATACAAAGAAAGAAAAGCTGCTGGATTGCCAAGAACTGAAGAAGCCAATGAGCACTTTGCTGCAAGAAACAAGTATGACAAGAACAGTGTCAATAGTACTACTCAAGGTCTTGGTGCTGTTATCTTTAAGGAGTTTACTTATGCTCTTTACATTTGGATTCTTGACAAGGGTTATCAGAATAAGGTTAAGTTCTGTGTTCCTGTGCATGATGAAATTTGTGAAGAATGTCCCAAGGAACTTACTTCTGAGGTTGTTGCTGCTACTAAACATTTCATGGAAACTGTTGGAGCAAAGTATTGTCACAGACTTCCTCTTCCTGCTGAAGAAGAGGTTGGTCCATTTTGGAAACATTAATTTATTATGGTTATAACAGACGACGATTTAATTACTATCTGGAGATACTTCCAGTATTGTTGCCTACCTTCCATCACTATGGCAAGGTATGCTTATTTGGATTACATTGATGACATAAAGGCTGAAAAGTCTTTCTATCGTCATCTTAACAAGCAGTCCATTAACAGGATTGGTAAACAGCTGGAAGCTCTTCCAGATAGTCTTATGGCTGTCAGCAGTCAGAACATTAGGTATATGAATATTCTCTCTGACAATATTGAAGAACAGTTTGAAAAGGAAGAGGAAGAACTTCATCGTGCTTTCTATATCTCTTTTAGGAATGCCAAGATGCAGCATCTTGATTGTCTTGCTGCTTTGCATTACATTTCCACCATGCTTCAGATTGCTTCTGTCACATTCTCTCAATGTTGTCATGACATGAAACAGACTCTTCATAAAGACCCTACTGTTCTTTTCTCTACTTATGACCTTCATTCTCTCTCTGAGAAGTGGTCTGAGGTTGTTGATAAGGCTACTGAATGTTTTGGTTATAACAAGAATGATAAGAAGACTCCTTCTGTTGATCTTAACAACTTAAGATGTATAAAGGCTGTAGATGCTATCAGAGCAAAACTTGCTGACATTGAAACCTTACGTACTGCTATGCGTAAGTCCTATCCTTGGAGCATCAACTACAAAGAAGGGGTTCCTTATGAGCATTCTGCTGACTGGCTAATAGTCAACACCAACTAAGACTCTAAATAATAATCTCTTCCAATCAAAGGCTCAGAAAGACTCATTAAAGCTTAGTTAGGCTATCTCCAATCTCCTTTTCTTCAAGGGCTTAGTAGGGCTTAGAAAGGCACAGTTAAGCTCATTTCACAGTCTTTCTCCTTTTCTTCAAAGGCTTAGTTAGGCTCATAGAGGCCCAGCAAGGCTCATTATCATTATCATTTCTCTCACAAAAAAATTACAAAACAATGAAACAAGAAATACAGAAAATAAAGGATTTAGTTAACAAAATCTCTGCTGTTGTCATAAAACCCAATAGAGACACCTTTGCCATTAATACTTATATATGTATAAAGTCTATTTCACCAGAAGTAAAGCAGTTACAGGATGAAGTCTCTAATCTTGAGAAACTTTACAATAGCACTCATCCTCAAGAATCTACCTCTAAACAAAAAGACTCCCCTTCAAAAGATAAAGTCAATCATCCTTCCCATTACTCTTATTTAAAAGAGCTTTGTGGTGTAGAAGTGATAGATATTACACGTCACATGGACTTTGATACAGGCAATGCTTTAAAGTATCTTCTTAGGGCTGGACATAAGTCTGAGCAAGGCTATGATGATACAACTAAAGCTATAGAAGATTTGCAAAAAGCAATTTTCTATATTAAGGATAAGATTAATATGTTATTAATAAAACAGAAACAATGAGTTTAGACTTATATATAAAAAGTAATACTCCTGTACTTCATAGAGGTACAGGAGTCTATATTAGGGACAATGGTGAGACTAAAGAACTTACTACCAAGCAGGAAGTATTAACTCATTTTCCTGATATTAATCCTGATGATATTAAGGAGAGTACTTATGAAAGTGACACTTATTTTCACTTAAATCTTACTCATAATCTTACAGAAATGGCTATTAAATGTAAAATTATAAGTATATGTACTCCTAAAACACAAGATATATTTGCGACTCTATATGATTTTCTATGGCATCCAAAAGATAATCTTGGAATATCCATACCTAATATGGATTACTTAGAAGATGTTATGGAGTGTTACAGAAAATTGCTAGAAAGAAAAGATTTCTTCAAGCAATTCAATCCTTCTAATGGTTGGGGTACCTATGAGCAATTACTTAGAAGAACTAAGGAATATATAAATGCTCTTATATCTATCTCCGACAATTTTGATAACTACACTATTTATGCTGATGTTTAATATTTATTATTATGAAAGATAACTATCCCCTTCTTTCTCAGTCTGAGGAACGTATGGCTCCTTGGAATCAGAAAGATCCTGAACCTACTCAAGTAGACTGTTGTGTTTCTTATTGTCTCAGCAAGTCTATACCTGTCACAATAAGGAATTATGAAATCATTGACGATGAGCCAAACTTCGATAATACCAATTTTATTGAAGAATTTGAAAATGATAACAATACCTTTGGCATTCTCTCTCTACTTACTGAATTACAACACCTCTCACAAGAAAAAATCAATCACTTGGAAGATGAGCTTTCCATAACCCCCACTCCTACAGCCAAAGCTATAGTCCAAAAAGAATTGACTCACTACAAAAACATTTCCAAAGCCACTAAAGATTGGATCATCGATGACTTAGATGTCATCAAAGAAATCTAAAAGCCTCACTAAAAGCTCAAAAAGGCTTATTTAGGCTCAGTTAGGCTTAGTCAAATAACCACTTTTAAAATCCACAACTATGACATTCATAATACATTTCAAAGACAAGCCCAGAAAAACTTACAGCAATCATTATGATGAAAATGATGAACATGAAAGAGATGCTGCATGGGATGATGTTTATGCGACATTCCCTGATGCTGATTATATAGAAGCTTTTTAGTATGATACAAACAATTATAGTAGCTATAGTATATATTATATTATTTGCTTTAGAAATATTAGCATACTATATTTCTAAAAAAGATGTTGTTTTCTTATATGGTCTCATAACATTGATTGCATTTATAATCACTTTTGGTGCTACTTTAACTGATTGGTAATAAAAAATATAAATCAATATGGAACAACTAGTAGTAATTGACAATAATAAAATCTACATTTACAATGCAGATAACCATCCTATATTTGATGATGATAATGCTACTACAGTAGATATTGTTGAATCTTTAGGTCATAATTACGATGATGTAGTTGTAGTATGGGGTGAAGATTTTACTATAGAAAAAGATTAAAGTATGGACAAAAAGAAGTTTAACATTATATACAAGCATTTTGCTAAACCTGTCTATGATATGGCAATGACTTATGAAAACAGTTGTCTTACTATAGAATCAGGAGTGGTTAATCCTAAGGTAGTAAAGTGTTTTAACGAGTTAAAGAAAGCATTAGAAGAACAACTAAAAAGTTATAAGTAATGGAAGTAACAGTAATACAAGAAACTCCTTGGAGTAGAGCATTAGATGCAGCAAGAAGAACTATTGGTAAAGAACCTTTGCATAAAGAGCCAAGTGATAATTGGAAAGCTAAGGTTCTTCTTGCAGAACATAGTCCTATTAAACTGGTTGAGTATTGCATTCATTTTAAAAATCTCAGACAATGGGTTGGAGTTCATTTGTTAAGACATGAACACATGTTACCTTTTATTCATTCTCAAAGGGAAGATAGAAGAAAACTTAATTGTAGTAGGGATGAACTTCCACAAGGTTCTGAGAATGATCAAGACTTTGTTGTCAATGCTCAAACTCTGATTAACATCAGCAGAAAGAGACTCTGTAAATGTGCATCTAAAGAAACACAAGAAGCATGGAAAGCTGTCAAGTCTGAGATTGCTAAACAAGATATTGTCATGGCTGATAAGATGGTTCCTAATTGCGTATACAGTGGCTTTTGTAGAGAACTTAATTGTTGTGGATATGTTAATACTGAAACATATCAGAAAGAGTTAGAAACATATAGAAAAAAGAATTATGACGATTAATAATCATTAGTATAAAATAGTCTTACTTATTTCTTCTAACTTTATCACTTAACTCCCTCAATCACATAATTAATTTCTTTATCTTTGCCATTAATTTTTAATAGTAAAACATAACATTTATGGGATGTGTAAATAAAAGTAGTAAAGAGTTCAAGGATATTGCAGCACGTAACAATCTTGCTGACAATACCCTTGAGCTTATCACTCACAAGTATTGGTTAGAGACTGGCAATGAAACTCTCTTTCCTACAGATGTTTATATCCAAGCTCAACTTGGTAATTCTCATTATCAAGAGTCTGGTAAGTCTGTAAGAGAACTATGGAGAAAAATGTACAACACTCCACAAGAGTTCAAGTCTCTTAGTCAACTTCAAGTAGCAAGGAAGGAAGCCTCAAGATTCTTCCCTCAGTCAGCTATTGTTCATTACAGAAATGCCAAGGGTAATTATGTGCTTTCTGTCAAAAGACCTGTAGAGCAAGCTAACTATGATAAAGATGATTTCTTTGATGAGTTTGACAACATTGGTTCTATGAGGGATGTCAAGAAGCTTAATCTTGGTATTAGGGAGAATCAAACCTATACCATTTCTAAGGTTCAAGAGCTGTACAACAGGTTCAATGAGGATAGAACTTCTAAGGCATTAGCTGATAAAGTTTTTAGTATTGCTAAAGACTTAGGTATTGAAGTTTCATTTAATGAGACTCTTCCTTTTGGAACTATTGGTAGATACACTAATAGCAATACTATTACCTATAAGAAGTCTTTTCTTGAAAGAGATATAATGACAAACAAAAAAGCTTCTATCATTCTTCATGAAGTACTTCATTCTATCTCTATGTATGCTCTTTCTAATCAAACTAAGAATTGGAAGAGGCCTGAAGCTTTGCAGAAGTTCCGTACAGAGATTAACTCTCTTTATCAAGACCTCAAGAACAATCCTCTCCTTAAAGGTGAAAGAGGCGTTGTTGATGTCTTTGAGTTTGTTGCTGAACTTGCTAATCCTGTCTTCAGAGGTAAGATTCAAGAGATTGACAAACAGAACAAAGCTAAGAAGTCTTTTTGGTCAAGGATTCTTGATGCCTTCAAGACTCTCATTGGTCTTCATACTTCTGATACTTACTATCAGAGGTCAATGAATGCTCTTGACAAGGCCCTTAATGCCTTTGATATTGATACATATATGCGTTATAACGGTATTAAGAGTCAATTTAGAAAAGAAGTAGCCAACAATACAATAAATCAACAGAATCAGCGTTTAGAAAATAAAAAACTTGTAAAATATGACAAAGCAATTAAATCAGCAGGAAGACTTTTCTTACAGATCTACAGAAGCCTTCAAGAAGGAGAACAAAAGTATCGTAGAGAAAATGAAGGAAAGACAAATGAAAGCAAGAGCTTACGAGAAAGAGGCTATGAAGAAGCTGTAAGACAGCAACATCAACTCTTAGATTGGGCAGAGAGAAATCATCAACTCATATATGAGCCTAATGATTTTTATGATGGAACTTTCAATGACCAAAGTCTGCATGGCACAGAGTCAAAGGTATGGATAGACCAAAAGAAAGGGGTTGTTATAAAGAATATCTCTCCTAATCATTATCAAAATATAAAGGCTCTTCTTGATAGAATTGCTATACATAATATAGCATTTCCATCAACAGCCATGACTCTGAAAAAGATTGGTACATCTGACAAGGGTATTAGTCTTGTTATTGAGCAACCATTAATTGAAGATAGTGATAACATTCCTACTCTTCAGGAAATTCAGAATTATATGACTAATACTCTTGGATTTACATTATCTAAGGGTAAAGGTATTAATGCTGAATATACTAAGGATGGCTATCTTGTAACTGACATTCGTCCAGAGAATGTCATTAAACAACCTGATGGCTCCTTAGCTGTAATAGACTGTTTTGCCAAGTTTGAGGATGAGTCTATGGGAAATAATATTATAGGTGATGTTGAGAATCAAGCACAAAGATTCATTGATTCTATGTCTCCTTCTCAACTAAAGGATGAAACAGACCTTATTAAGCAGGAGTCTGCTGACTATGACCTCATTAATGATGTTAAGTCTAAGTCTGAGCATAGTGGCAAAGCTATACCTCAAGACTTCACATTTGCTGATGGCACTAAGATCAAGGCTCCTTTCAAGCCTAATGCCCAGCAGATAGATGCTCTCAATGAAATGGATAGATTTATGAAGTCTAATGAAACTTCTATGACTCTCTCTGGCTATGCTGGCACTGGTAAGACTTCTCTTATGGAGATGATTGCTCAGAAAGGTAGAAAACAGCATCGTCCTGTAGTCTTCTGTGCTTCTACCAACAAGGCTGCTGCTGTTCTTAATGAACGTGTTTCTAAGGCTGGTTTCAAGGCTGCTACTCTTAACAAAGTATTTGGCATTAGTGTTGAGGTTGATTCTAACAGCAATACCTACAATGCACGCAATTTGGTGAATGTCTTGAAGGATGCTGATATTACTCCAGGCACTACAGTTATCATTGATGAAGCATCTATGATTAATGAGGAGAATTATGACATTCTCAATAACATTGCCAAACAGAATAGTCTTAAGATTATCTATGTTGGAGACTCCGCACAGCTTGCTCCTGTTAATGAGGATAAAATATCAAAGGTCTTTCGCAATGGTGAAGGTAAGGTCATTACTCTTACTCAAGTAGAACGTACTGATGATAATGCTATTCTCAAGGAAGCTACTGAACTTCGTAATGGTAATCATCTCTCTGGTATTTCATCTTTCAATAACAAGGGTGAAGGTGTTGCATATATTTCTCCTAACCATCAAGATGAAATCAATAATGTTGTTGCTCATTATGTCAAAGGTCTAAAGCATAATCCTAACTACTTTAGGATTCTTGCCTATACCAATAAGGCTGTATCTGCTTATAACAATCAAGTCAGAGAACTTCTTGGTTACACCTCCCCTACTCCTAATGTAGGTGAACCTATGACTGGTTATACCAACTGGGGTTATAATTGGAAAACAAAGTCTTATCGTTTCATCAATTCTGAGTCTTACAAGGTATCTAAGATAGACAAGCCTCATAAAATAACAACAAGCCTCAATGATGGTACAGCTGTTACTATGGAAGCTATTCCTCTCACTCTTGAAGACCCTGTTGGTAATGTAGATACCTTTGACTTTATTGACATCAAGAGCAATCCTTCTAATCTTCAGGCTGCTATACAGCTTGCCAATGAGAAGAAGATGCTTTGGGCTAAAGCCAAACATGCTGTTGGTAGAGATGCTAAGGCTAAAATCTATCAAAGAATCAATTTCATTGATAATTTTCTTTTTGTCAATGACAATATTGAGGATAGCAATCATAATCTTCTTCAAGCTAAGACCATTGACTTTGGTTATGCCATGACTGTTCATAAGTCTCAAGGCTCTACCTTTACCAATGTTCTTATGGATGATGTTGATATATCAAGAGCTGGTCTTAATAGTAACAATGCTATGGAGGTTGTTGACCTTGGTGAAGTAGATAATAATGTAGCTTCAAGTGCTAATTTCACAGGAGATGCAGAAGATGTTGATTTGGGATTTTCAAATGATTTCTCTACAACACCTACTGAACCTACTGAACATACAGCACCTACCCAAACTATCAATCTCAAGCAGCAGCTTGAATATGTTGGTGTATCAAGAGCTACTGATACTGTTACTATTGTTTCCAATCATGTCAAGAAAGAAGGTTCTCCATTACATAAGGATAGTACAGCAAAAGAGAATAATTTACGTTCTAATAATAAAACAGAAAACAATGAAAGCAACAATACAAGAAATGCAGAGACTGTTGCAGGAAAACAACAGACAAGCAATGGAGGATTACTTGCTGAGTCACAAGCCAGAATCCAGAGAGGAGATGGAAACCTACGAGAAACTCAGGAACAAGGAGTTCTCTCTCAGGAAGACATCGACAAACCTTTAAATATTGATGGTTCTACACCTCCTACAGAACCTACCACTCCTACTAAGGAAGAGCCTTCAACTGTTTCTCTTCCAAGTTATGAATACTTTAATGACCTCTATGAGGACACACCAGTAGATGCAGCTTGGAAGATTCCATATCTCAAGGAACTTGATGCTCAAATCTCTGGTGAAAAATCCATAGAGGATAATAAAAACATTATCAATCGCATGGACAACATTTTACAGGCAACAAGTGAGAAAGAGTATCTTCAAGAGTTAAAGAACTCTGAAAAGAAACAAGTTGATAAGACTCTTGATGAATATGACAAACTCAATCGTCAGATTGACAATCTTCTTGGCAATCAAGACTTGGAGTCTGATGGTGAGATTTATCATCTTGATGAACTTGGTGTAGCTCATCTTTCTGCATCTGAGATTCGTCATACTGCTGAACTTGTAGCAAATGAAATCTCTGACTCTATCTCTCAGCTTCAAAAGGAAGAAGGTCTTGCTGAAAAGCAGTTCCCTACTCTCAAGACTAAACTTGACTTTAAATCTGCATCAAGAAAACAGATTGTTGAGACTGTTGGCATCAATCGTCTTATTGATAAAGTTAAGTCTATATTTGATACTGAGGCTAATTGGGATTCATATCAGAATGCTGAGGATGGTGGTCTTCAAGCTGACCTCATCTTTGCTAACTGGGATGCTATCATGTATCTTGCTGCTGATGTCTTTGCCATGAATGAGGGCTTTGGTATCATCAAGGACTTCTCTAATGGCAACTTCACTACTACTAAGAATTCCAATATTGACTATGACAACTTCAATGATTATTCTAATGATCAGGATGTTGTTGCTGAAGAAGGTGGTAAGGATGAGCAGGAGCATTGGCAAATAGAAAATCGCACTATTGATGTCCTTAACTCTATGTCTGCTCTTGTCAGACAAGGTATTCATGAGTGCTATCGTCTTAATGCAGATAGTAGTAAGGTCATGAGTAAGTGGGGTATTGCAGAGCGTGTTAATCCTCGTGAAGCTGTTAATAGTATTCTTCGTTGGACTCAAGGCTCTCTGTCTCTTAATGATATGATTAAGAAGCTCTCTAATAAGCAACCTCAGAACCCTTGGCTCTCTCAGCTTATTCAGAGATTGTCTGATCAGAGTGGTAGTGAGACTGATTTCCAAAGCCAGTTCTATGGAGTATTCTCTAAGCATTTTCAGCTTTACTCTGTTGTTCTTCTTGAAGATGGTAAGTATCATTGCATAACTGTCAACAGTCATCCTGCCCTTACTGATGTGATGAACACTATCACTTCTCAGTTCAAGATTGGAGAGCATCCTCTTTTTGGCACTAATGGTAGGGTTAACACTAAGTTGCTTGGCTCTGCTGATTCTATTAGCAATGACTTCACTCTTCATAAGGCATTGTCTGAACTTCAGGATATAGACAAGTCTCTCAAATATGGTAAGACTCTTGATGATGAAATGTCTAAGGTTGCATCTGATAATATCATGGCTGTTTGTAGAGCCTTTGGTTATAATATCACTGAAGACATGCTTTCTGGTGTTATCAATGCTGAGAGCATTAATAAGGTAACTTCTGCTTTCAACTTCATTGTCAAAGACCTTGATAGTGTTGTCTCTGCTCAGCATAAGGGTGAAATGAAGGATTATAATCCTTTTGCTTTTGGCACTAAATTTGGTATTAATGGTAGTCTCCGCAACTTCCTCTCTCCTATCACTGATAAGCTTGAGGATACTGCTGTCAATGCTTTCTATGATAGTGGCAAGATGTATCAGTCTTATGTAACTCCTTCATTCATGACTAAGCTCTTTAACAAGTTCCGTCAGGAAGGTCAGGCTTTTGAGGATTTCATTCTTAATGAGTATGGCTCTTCTGAATGGTTTAAGTTTGGTGCTGGTGATGATGATATTACCAAGGGTTGGCGTAATGAGTGGCTCAGACTTCTTGCAAGAGATGAGAATGCTCGTAAGGTGTTTGACCATAAGGTTGAGCTTAATTTCAATAAGCATAACTATATGCGCAACATGAGTGATGCTGAGTATACTCTTTCTCTCATTACTGAGTACTTCTCTGAGAGTGCAAAGGTTGAAGACCAAGTTCCTGCTTGGTTCAGAGTGCCTATGCAGTCTAACAAGCCTTCTTCTGAGTTCATCAAGTTCTACTCTTATAGAGGTGATGGTTATAAGAATACTATTGTTAATGGTCTTCATAACATATTCCTACAAGAGATTAGTAGAATACAGACTGTTCTTAGAAGAAACATGTCTAAGAATGACTCTGGATTTATCAAGAACTTTGATACTAATGGTCGCAAGTTCTGTTTCCTTCCTGTATTCAATAGCTATCTTGAAGAGGGTGATGTGTCTAAGAGAGATGTTCTCCGTAATGAAGATGGCTCTGTATCTTCTGACAATAATAGATTTACTTCTCTTCTTCAGAAGAAAGTCAATGGTGAGACTAATCTTACTCCTGATGAAGAGGTTGAACTTGGTAAGCTTGCTGAAAGGATTATCCGTCAGTTTATGGATAACAGAGTACAGTCTATCCTTGACACATGGGAAAGCAATGGTATTCTTGAGGCTGCAAAGAACATCAAGGACATATATCCTTCTGAATTTGATAACTCTTCAAACATAAAGAATGAGGAGAGAGAAGATGTTATCAATGATTGGGTTAGAAAGCAAGTGGAGAACTATCTTTGGAATGATACTTTTGCATCTAAGAATATTCTTCAGTTAACTCTCTCTGACATTGCTTTCTATAAGGATACTGAGGATTTGCAGAAACGTCTTGCTCAGCTTCATGCTCCTGGTGTCAGAGGTAATATTAACGCTATTGATTATAATGGTAATAGAGTGTCTGATGGTAAGTACAGAACTTTCATCTTGAAGGACTTTGATTCTTTCAAGTCTAATATCATAGCTAACATTGCTGAGGTATTTGATAGAAAAATTGCTGCTGCCCCTGACAATCAGAAGGCTGTAATGATTGCTCTCAAGGAATCTCTTGTTGGCAAAGATGGTAAGTACACTAAGATTAATGTCACTGATGCTCAAGGCTATTCCTCTCCTTCTTCTTACAGAAAAAAGGCTTACATCTTTGGTAAGTGGTCTCGTCATGCTGAGGATATTTATCAGAAGATGCTTAAAGGTGAATACACATATACTGACCTTGAAACTGCTTTCCAGCCTCTTAAGCCTTTTGTGTATTCTAAGCTTACTAAGGATATGGGTGTAGATAATGCTCCTATTCACAGTATGCAGGTACCTTTTCAGGCTAAGAATGCTGAGTATCTTCTTATCATGGCTGATGCTATTCTTAAAGGTGAAAAGCTTTCTCGTCCTAATCTTCTTAGAGCTGTCTATAGAGTAATGGAGGATTCTGAACGTCTTATGCCTACTAAAGGCATTGATACTGTTCAGTTTGAATCTTCCATCAAGTCTGGTCTTCAAGGCAAGATAAATATCTATCAGTTCATGAATATGGAAGGTGGTGAGGATGCTGCCTATACCTTTATGATGAATCAAATCTTCAAGGAAGAGACTGATGCTACAGGTGAAAGAGTTTATAAGAACTATAACACTGATACCTTTGTACATGAAACTTCTTATGAGGATTATTGCTTGCAGCAGGAAGTTCCTGAGCATTTCAAGGAGCATTCTCAGGCTCATGGTTCTCAGATTAGAATGATTACTCCCTCTGACCTTGACCTCTTCACTACTGATGAAAATGGTCAACAAGTGGATAACTTCTATGAGTGGACTGAACCTGATGGTACTGTCAAGAGAATGAAGGCTGATGAGTTCCGTAAGGAATATGAGCAGACTATTGCTGATAATATTAAAGAGAGTATTGATAATCTTTCTGCCGAACTTCACTTGAATAGCGAGGATAAGCGTGAAAGAAATATTGCTCTTTCCAAGATTCTTCAAAGAGAAGTTTTATCTTCTCCTCGCTATGGAATTGACCTTGTGCAGGCTTGTTCTATTGATAAGGAGACTGGTGAATTTAGAATCCCAAAAGGTGACCCTATACAGGCTAAACGCATTGAACAGCTTATAAATTCTGTTATTAAGAACAGAGTTAACAAGCAGAAGATTGCTGGTGGTCCTATTGTGCAGGTGTCTAACTTTGGTACTTCTAAACAGCTTCACATTAGATTCAATGACAGGCAAGGCAATCTCATTCCTCTTGAGGAGGACTATGTTCCCTCTGAACATAATGGTCTTTCTTATAAGGATTATCTTAAGAAGAACCAAGGTGGCATTGCCTACTTTGAAGTGTTCTGTCCTATATGGTCTAATGAACTCTTTGATAAGTTCTCTAATGCTGATGGTACCATTAATATTGATGCTGTCAATGCTGTTGACCCAGAGCTTCTAAAAATGGTTAGCTACCGTATTCCTACTGAGGATAAGTACTCTTGTGCTCCTATGAAGGTTGTTGGTTTCATGCCTCGTGAAGCTGGTGATGCTATCATGCTTCCTTATGAGCTTACTGAGATTGATGATTCTGACTTTGATGTTGATAAGCGTTATGTCATGCGTAAGGACATACCTATTAAGACTAAGAGAAGAAAGGATATTGAAGGTGAACTTTTTAAGAAAGCTTCTGAAAGTTATGCTAAGGCTCACAATGGTAAAACTAACAATCAATGGATTGGTGAGCAGATAAGAATGTTCCTTGACAATCCTCAAAAAATGAAGTCTGCTGATAAGTTTATGCAATGGCTTTATGGTCAATATCAACAGGTTGCCTACTATACTGATGCTCCTACAAGTGGAAGAATGTATCGTGACAATAAGATTATTGATATGACTTATGCTGTTCTTACTAATCAGATGACTGCTGACAAGATTCTTAATCCTGGTGGTTTTGATGCTCCTAAGAAGATGGGTTACATGGTTGCTGCCTATAAGAATCCTGCTAATAAGGGTATCTCTTGGAATGCTCTTCAAGGTATGTCTATTGATGAACTCAAGAAGTTGTCTTATACTGACAAGGACCTCACCTTTGCTGATACTCAGATTCAGTTCTATAAGCAGAACTCTGCTGCTGCATTATTGATTGGTGTGTTTGCTGTCAACAAAGTAGCTCATGCTATTCTTGAAAGTAATGACATCTTCCTTGATGTGTCTGAGATTTGTGGTAATGATGATTTCACTATTGCTGGTACTACCTTTGGTGGTAGAATGCAGATTGATCAGAAGTATGACCGTGAGGGCACTCTCATTGGTAAGACTCTTGGTTCTCTTGTATCTGCTTCTGCTGATGCTGTGAAAGACCCTATTCTCAATCTTATGAATATTAATATGACTACTGCTGGTATGCTTAACACTATGTTGAGATTGGGTATGACTTTCAATGATGCTGCCCTCTTCCTTTCTCAGGATGTTATAGAGCGTCTGCTTAATCAGTTCAATAGAGAGAATCTTTCTAACTATGTATCTCTTGATAGCCTCATCAATAAGTGGCTTGATGAATACCGTAGAAAGTATAACATTGATGATTCTTCTAACATCAATACTGAACCTCTTTCTACTGAGGAACTTGTTAATGGTCTTACTTCTGAGGAGCATGATGCTACTGATTATAAGGTACTGCTTGTTTTCCAAAAGATGAGAAGTCTTACTGATGCTATGCGTAAGCCTACTTATGCCACAAGATTTAATTCTATCTCCAGTGCTGTTGGCCCACTCATTGTTGACAATCTTATAATTGAGCACAAAATGTCTCAGTTTATTGATGCCAATACTGACAATGGTACTCACTTCTACACTGCTGATGATGTTCCTGTGGATATTGATGACATTTTCTTTGATCATCCTGTCTTGAAGCAGTTTGCAAGAACTGTTGACATAGCTAAGTCTCTGTTCTCTGATATGCCTGCTGGCAGTACTGGTTTTAGAAACTTGCTTGCTCAGTTGCCAAAGGATATTGCTGACAAGATGTATGGTGATAAGAAGTTACTTGATCAGTTCTCCAACTTCTATCAGTCTTATCTTCTTGTGCAGTCTGGGGTTATCAATCCTAAGAACCTTAAGGATTATGCTACTGCATTTCCCAAGTGGTTTATAGAACAGAACTTCAAGACTAAGTATCCTGATAATGAGCTTATTCAAGCCATTAGAATGAATGTTGCCAAGAGTACTGGACATCCTTATCTTTCAATTAATATCACTGGTATGGATGAACAGCGTAAGGAGGAACTTCGCAGTGCTTGGATTGACCTTCATAAGACTGACCCTAAGCTCTCTAAGATGCTGTTTGACTACAGTTTCTTCCGTGCTGGCATTGGTTTTTCTCCTAAGACTTTCATGGCATTAGTTCCTACTTATGTCAAGGAAAGATTAAAGAATGAGAACACTGGTGCATCTTATGTTGACACTTATAGACGCTTCCCTACTGTTATTCCTAAGTTGGTGATTAATCAGTTCATCCGTAATAATATGGACAACAATAAGCTTGTTCCTTGGAAAGGTGGTAAGGATACTCATTATAATGTCAATCTTAAGATGGGTGAACTCAAGGTTTATAGACCAGAAGAAATAGCTGACCTTACTGATGTTTCTTACATGAAGACAAAGATTGGTAAGGAAACCTATTACTGGCACCTTGATTCTTCAACCTCTGAAGAACTTACCTTCAAAAGAGTAAAACCTCTTGGCAATAATGGTGAGTATTTTGAGATTAGTACCTCAGAGATTACAAATCCTCTAAGTGAAGTCTCAAATGTTTCTGAGGAAAAACCAGCCTCTACAGTACAGGAGTCTGCCTCTGATTTGAAGACTGAAAGCCCACAGGAATCTACTGCTGAGAAATCTGTAAAGACACCTGTCATCACCAAGACTGAGGAGGTCAAAAACCTCTCTTCTCTTGCTGACTTGATTATGCTTCAGAATCCTAAGCTTGACCATTCTGGTGCTGAAAAACTTGCTCTTACTATCAAGGAAAAAGAAAGGATGTTCACTAAGTTCCTTCAAAAGGTCTTTGCACAAAAAGGTCTTGACCTCAATGAAGATGAAGCCTTAGATGAGTTCCACAAGTATTGCTAATAAAAGTAAAAACAAAAAGGGAGGTGTCACTACCTCCCTTTCTTTTTTCCAAACATTTACCTCTCACCTACCAAACCTACAATACCTACTATATCTACATTACCTACAACACCTACAGCACCTACATTACCTACTCTTTCTACCTAAGGCTCAAGAATGCCCAGTCAGGCTTAGTAAGGCTTAAACCATCTTCTCCTCTCAATATCCTCATCACTTCTCCCAGCTTTCTTATTCCTTCCATCCTATCCTCTTGAGGATTATAGACAATCTCTTCCACTGTCTCAACAGGTTTTTCAAACATTGTTTCATCTATAACAGGAGCTTTATAAAGTGTCTCTGGGTCTACATCCATACCATTAGGCATTTGCATCTGAGGTAATGTTATCTCTGCATTGAAGTTATTGAAGTAATTAGATGGTATAGTATATTCTGATGGGTCTACATGTATTCCAAGTTTTCCTGTACCAGTAAACTTGGTTCTATAGTTTCCTCCGAACATCTCTCTTTCAGCATTTCTTCTTGTGGTAAGACCTCTTAGTTCATTATCCCTTGAAGCCCACATAGCTCTTTGCACATCTTCTTTTAAAGCCTTTCCTTCAGCATAAGCTGTCAACACTGGCACTACTCTCTGCTTCAGTCTTCCCATTCCTACATTATATCCATAAGAATACAAAGCATCTTTTTGTCGCTGTGTCAGTCTATTTCTCACTTCAGCAGGCACTACTCTATTAAAGTCCCTTGCCTCATCCTCAAAGCTTCTATTAGTCTTCATAGAGCTTCCCTCCCAATTAGCTATCCTCTTTTTTATACTGTCTGAGGGAGTATATCCTTGTGAGGCATTCATCCTTCCTCCCTTAGCAAACTCATTATAAACCTTTTTTATCTCTGGCAACGTAGTAATCCCATTAGCAATAGCAACCTTCATCATTTCAGCTTTATCTGAAATAGATAAATCATCCCAATCTGAAATATCCAGACTTCCCTCATTATCATATTGTAATCCACCTGCTTTCATAATAAATGTTGTTTAATCTACATCATCAAATATTGTCAACTCCTGACTTCCTCTTGCCTTACTCTGCTCACTAAGCTCACTCTCCACTTTCTTCTGAAGATTCTGCAATGATGATACTATTCCCTCAACATTCTTCAGTGCTGTAGTTATTGCAGATATTTGATACTTGGGTCTTCCTTTATCATCCTCTTCATTCAAGATATTGGGATTTTTTAGGAAAGTGCTTACAGTTCTTGCTGCTACAAGGGCTGCATTAAGCAACTCCTGTGATGGTGTCACTGTATGCTTCTTATATACTTCCATTGCTTCCTGCAACAAGGGTGATGGCTTAAAGTCACTCTCCAATCCTTCTTGTTCTATAATAGCCTTAGCTCTCTCTTCCTCATTTAGTATATATGAATAAGTACTTCTTGGGTCTACCATAAAATAAAGGTATGACATCTGCTTATAGAACTGCTCCTTTGAGGCACTTCTGTCTTGATTATATAGTTTCCTTATAGGTTTTATCAACAATGCCTCATCTGCTATCTGCAATGAGTAATTCTCTATCTTTATTAACTTCATCTCTTCCCTTTATTTAATTGTTATTTAAATTAAAGTAGTCAAGTAGTTAAGAATTACTTAACTACTCAACTTTTTTACTTCTTTACTTCTTCAACGCTGCATTCACCTTTTTCTCTTGAATCCTTGCATCATCTGCCTGTTTTTTCTTTTGCAATGCAAGGTTTTCATTGAATTGTCTTGCATTCTCTGATAGTTTCTCTCTTTCAAGAGCAGTAGTGTCTAAGGCATCATTATTCATAATAGCCATTCTGTCAGCCTCAGCCTTTGAGTTTATCTGAGCAACCAATAGCTTCACCTCATTATCTTCTTGGTGCATCTTATACTCCTGCTCTGCCTGCATCTGTGCAATCTGCTGCTGTTGCTGTAACTGTGCTTGCTGCATCTGCTGTGCTTGTTGCTGCTGTTGCAGTGCTTCTTCTCTTTTCCTTCTCTCATTAGCCTCAACCATCCTCTGTTTTTCTGCAACACTTGTTGTAGTGTAGAGTTTCATTATTGAAGAGAAGTCAAGCAACTGGTTCTGAAGTGCTGCCTGTGCAAGTGTATCAAGCTTCTGGTTAAGTTCCATAGTACCATTGCTGTTATCCACTACTATTCCATAGTCACATTCTGCAAATTCATCACCATCTATCTCAACAAGCTTCTTGCTACCGTCATTCAGTATATAGTCAAATTTCTTCTTCCTGCCTCTCATTGCTATTTTTGCAGTCTCCAAGAAACACTCTAATACTCTCTTCTTCACACTGTCATGAGTAAAGAATAGTCTTTCTGTAATGAGTGAAGATTGCAGTGTTGCTCTTTCTATACCTCCTACAGTCTCTCTGTTACTGATCTGTCCTTCCCTCTGCTTTGATATACCGGCAAGCTCTCCTATTTTTGTTGAAATCCATTCAAGCACATTTATGTATTGTTGTATCTCATTACCTAATGAGGCATCTACCACTCCTGATGAGGCATTGTTCATAGCTCCTGCAAGCTTACCAGTTGCCATACCTACACTACCTTCCTTAAAGCTGTCTTCTACTGATACACCATTTACATTGATATAGTACAACCACTTGTCAGCACTCCATCCCTTTGGTGTTTTTGCAAGGTCCATCTTTATCACCTTACCTACATTCTTTGCAAGTATTTTGTTCAGTCTGTCATGAAATATATCATACAGATAAGAGTATGGTTTCATTATATCTACCAAAGAATATGGTTCATCACCATTAAGGTTATATATACTTCCTACAATACCAAAATGACATCTTGATGGATTACTTAATCTGTTATACTGCACTGGTCTTGGTCTCATATTCACATATATGTCTGTACCAATCTTTGTACCTTCCCATGCCTCATTTATCCAGAATGTCTGTTCTTCTTCTCCATTGTCAGGATTACAGTGATAAGTCTCAGAATAAAAGTTAAATTCTTCCTCACCTGTCTCAGGGTCATAACTCTTCACCTTCTTTATCTGTCTCCTTGATTTCCAATATACTCTCAACACTCTTACATTACCATTCATGTCATAAGGCAAAGATGCTGTATCTTCTGTATTGTCAAACAGACTTAATGGGTCTATAGCAGTATCTCCAGCTGTTGATAGATTTACATTAGGTATAAAACCATATCTGCTATCAATATTATCCATACTGTCTGCATAAGGACTACTTCCTGTACTACTTGTTGTGTTTTCCAATGCCTCAATATCTTTCTTTGACAATTGGTCCCAATAGGCATCTATTATTCTTCCTGGATTCCAGTAGTCTTCTATCACTATCATGTCAGCATCTTCTATATAAGATGATACTCCTGACTTTATTACCCTCATCTTCCGAGGGTCTATCTTCTCCAAATTAGGCTCACCTCCTACTATATCACATATATATGCCTCTTCTCCTACAGTATAGGCATCTACAAATCCCTTGTTAAAGAGTTGTGACATCTCAAGTTCTTTCATGTAATGATTGAGCAACCAGTTTCCTCTTACTTCCCTCTTGTCTTGATATTCATAAGTGAAATAGTCTGCCTGTTTCTCCATTTCTCTGTTAAAGCCTTCCTCATCCATTGAATCATCCATCACAAGTTGTTGAAGCATTGCATTCACCTGTAGATTTTTCTCTTCCTCTATCTCTGACACAGCATTTGGATTAGTCACAATCACTCTGAAGTCAAAAGTTCTCTTTGACTCTTCTCCTCTCAGCACCTCAAGCTTTGAGTTTATCACTGGATAGTGTTGTATGTTCTCAGGTATAAATGATGCCTTAATGTTATAAGGGTTCATTATAACCTTCAAGTCATCCATATGTATCTTACCATTCAGCAAGTCATAGTTTATCTTCATTGCTCTCACTGACTTCCTTGTCAGATGACAGTGCATCAGACTATGGTTATCACCAAAGTCCACACACTTAGCCCTCCATTTCTTTCCTTTCTTATTAAAAGAAAGCTGTTGTGGTGGAAAACCACCTATTGCATTATAAGCCATATATTATCTTCTTTATTTTTCTTATTATTATTCTAAGACAAAGATAATAAGACTCATTAACTAAATACCTCACCTAAGAATTTCCCTAACTCTATCTAACTTCCTAACATAAAAATAGCCTTCCCATACCCAACGGCATAGAAAGGCTTACTCAGGCCCAGTAAGGCTTAGTACTTAAAGAGGCTCAGTTAGGCTTAATAAGGCTCATTAAACTTACACTCCAAAATATTTCCTCACATTAAACACCCCATCCTTATCTTTCAACTTATCCAATGCTAATAAATGTACTGCATTAAATATCTCCTCTTGCGACATCTCTGTCAAAGATTTCCCTGCTATCTTTGCTATTGTCTTTATACTGTCTGAATAAACCATGTTCATTGCAGTATACAAAGCCCACTTATTATAATAAGGCTCTTCCTCCAAACAAATTCCCTGTGACTTCATACAACTCTCCCATTCTGAAGTACTCCATCCACCATTAGGTTCCATACTACCTACTATTTGTGCAGCTTCTTTCTTCGACAGATAATTATACCAGTTTATTGCTTCCAATCTGTTTATATATTCCTGTGCTGCATCTGGTCTCCAATCTGCAATGTCTTTCATCATACATTCCATGACACCACCAAATATATTCATATACTTTGGTTCCTTTGACATTGCCATTTTATTATATAGCCTTTCAAAGGCTTTCATTATCTCATTCTTTTCCATATCTCAAGTTTTGTTTATTATGTTGTAAGCAATGACTTTAGTTCCATAAAATCCTCACTACTGAATGTTATTGTTTTCTTACTTCCAAATATCAGGTTCATTAGTATATTGTCTGGTAATGTTATGGCTACCTTTCCTTTACCCATTACTCCTTTTACAAACCCCATATCAAAGGTTGTCTCTTCCATACTATTGAACATCTCCATAGCATCTGTAAACAATGTGTTTGGATTTATGTCTCCATTTTCATCTGCAAGAAACAGTGCTGCATTGTCCACACCTTCACTTATCTTTCCTTCATACTTGTTTATTATATTATGACATCCTCTTTTGATATATACAGCTGGTACTGTAAGTGTAGGATTGTCTTTCACCATTTCATTCACTCTGTTATTAAACCATGAATCCAAGCTACTTAGAAACTTCTCCTTTAATGTTGGTATGTTCATTTGTTTCCTCCTTTCTTTGCTTTCATCATTATCATGAAGTCTTTAAAGGTCATGTCACTATAATTTGTCATATACTCATTCCATAATGCAGCTTTTTCTTCTTCTGCCTGCATTGCATTTTTTCTGAGTTTCCTTATAAGGGAAAGATGTTTCTCTAAAGCTTCCTTTCCATCCTTAGTTTGCTCTACTAAAGGTCTGATTATTCTTAGTTCTTCTCTTTGCAGTATGTCTGCTACATTCTTATAGCTTTCTACAAACTCTTCATTATTGTTCAGATAATTCTTCTGTGAGTCTGTCAACCCATCCATTATCTTGTCTATCTCATCCCAAGTAGGAGTCTTTGTCTGCTGTGGCTGCATGTTAAATACACCTTTCTGCTTTTGCAATTCAGCAAGTTTCTGTGCCCATTCTTGGTTCAACTGTTCCAAGGCTTGATTCTGTTGTCCACCTAATACTGGATCTGATCCAAAATTCATCATATCAATCTCCTTCACATAATTATAGTTTTAAATAAACAATCCAATCCTATATCCTCAGGCTTAATAAGGCCTATATAGGCTTAGTAAAGCTCAATCTTCAAGCATTTATCTCTAAGGCTTAGCTAGGCTTAGTTAGGCTTAGAGAGGCTTAGAGAATCTTATTAAGTTCTTCAAAAGAGCCAGCACCAATTATGCTGGCTCCTTTTTTATCTATCTCTTCTTACGAGTTTTAACCTTCTTAGGCTCCTGCTGGTGTTCCACTACTGACACAGTTGCAGCCCTGATAACTGCCATAACCTGTAACTGTAGGAGTACTTGGCAATACAAGCTGACCATATATACACTTGCAAGTCTTCTTGTCAGTATAATCCATCAACAGCTTGTCCTGATATGGACGTATAGCTTCCATTACAGCTACCTTCTTGTCAAGTTCATTGAACTTTGCAGCATACTTCTCATTGAGTGCATCAAATCCATCCCTCTGACTCTTGTAGAGTCCAAAGCCTTGCTGCACCATTGCATCTTTCAGCTTATCATTACCATCTCTCTGACTCTTATAAAGACCAAATTCTGCCTCCATAGCTCTCCTATTCTCAGCATTCTGTGCCTCTACAAAACCTTTCCACATACTGAACTTCTCTGCCACATCTGTCTCTCTCATTGCATAAAATTTATTTGCAGTGTCAAGCTTCAGTCCAAACATGTCTGTAAGCAACTTCACTTCATCTGCACATTCCTTCTCCATTACTTCAAGAGCTGTTGGAGCTGTATTGTTAGCAGTCATGCCTCCATAAGTATTGATGTTTACATTGTCTGGCATACCATTTCCAAGTGAGCCAAAAATACTCCTACCACCATTACCTGTAAGCCAAGGCAACACTCCCAATGCAGTACCTGCTATACCCAAACCAAGAGCTGTTCCTGCTACACCCTTACTTGCATAATCATGCTTTCTGTTGTCATCTTCATAAACCTTTTTCTCGATGACTTTCTCATTTGTCATATCCATGATACAATCTTTATTAAGCAATTAACTATCAAAATTTTATAAAACACTTTGTAATCGATTACATTGCAAATATACAATAAAAAAGGTTGGGCAATATAACATTGCTCAACCTATAGTCTAAGTCATTGTATATCAAGTCTTTCCTTTGAGTAATAGTCTTTCTTTATATTGCTCAACTATTTCTCTTTTCCACACCAAATTCTTTTGATGCACTATCTTTCTTCCTCTTGGAAACTCTTTTCTCAGTATCATTCTGTCTAAGGTTGAAGTACTCACTCCAAGCATCTTGCTTGTTTCTACCTTAGTCAGCCATTCCTTTTCATCTATACTGACTTCTCTTCTTCCAAATTCATACTTCAACAAGTTACTGAAATAGGTAATATCTACTTTTGAACAAAGTCCTTTCATCACTATTTCCTTAAATCTGTCAAGTGCTCTGCACAACCATTGCTCTCCAGGTGTTGTCATGACTTCCTCCTTTCCATTTCCATTATTACTTCATTATACAACTCATTAGTTTTCTCATTTCCTTCAAATGGTTTTCTGAGCATCTTCAATAAATATATAAACATGGATTTTATATTTTTCAACATATTTCTTCTATGCTTTACACACATTTCCATTGTATCCATCATATACATGCAGAGTATACAATATATAAGAATATAGTGTGTGTCTACCATTTCATTTGTGCAGAACCATGAACCATAATACCATCTCTCTACATTAATGAATATGAAATAAACAAACGGTATTCTGAGGAAGTTACACCATCCATAAAGAAAACTTGCTGGCAAAGTCATCAATGGTAGTACCAAGAAAAGAAATACATATATCCATACTATACATATCTCATTTTGCTCTGAATATTTCATCAGCTCTTGAGTGTTCTGACTGAATACATAGAATATACACCAATGTGACAGCATCAATAATATTGGGAATATCACTGCCGCATATTGATAGAATTTCCAAATACTGTTCTCTCTTACTACAGTGTCACCACTGTCTTTTGTTTCATCCTTCTTTTGTCTTGTTCTCATAATACTAAGCTTTTAATGTCATATACTAATTTCACATTGACAAATTTATCCCAACATTACAAACATGACAAACTAATGTAAACTGAAATATACTGAAAGTTACTGATTTTTTATTGATGAAAAACTGATTTATACTTATTCTTTCAGTTTTAACATTATTCATTTTCTTATTTCATTTATTACCCCTAACTTTGCTTTTATTACAAAACCATCATTATTTATAACAAATTTATAGTTATGACAACATTATTCTTTAACTTTATAAGCAAACTTGAACACATCAAATATCCCTATTACTGTGGTCTTCAGGAACGCAGACAATTTGTATGTTTTCTTTTTACTACTTTTGTAGAACTTTTTTATATTCCTGCCAACATTCTTGGTCTCAATGATTACCATCATTCTATCATTTTTGATACCTATAATTGGCTTCACCTTATTTTCATTATTATTTTACAGATACTTTTCTGGACTGACACTCTTTCTACCAAAGCATCTGTCTATACATTCTTTATAGCTGTTACTGTCAAGTTGTCAGCAGAATCTCTTTATGAGTTATTTACAACTGATGCTTATGGCATCCATATCCTTGGTAACTTAAGCATCATCCTCATCCTTGCTTCAGTAGCTATAGCTGTACGTTTAAGTAAGTTAGCTTTTACTATAACAACAATCCTAACTCTTAGTCTTATCATCTTTTGCATTACTTCTCCCCTTCATCATATTGTTAGAGTTATGAGAGTTTTCTTTGTTGGTTATATGTTTATTCTCTACATCATAACCTTTGATTCCAAGAATGCAACCAAAGGTCTTCGTCTGCCTGACAATATCACTAAAGAAGAACAAGTTGCCATTGATATGCTCATCAATCTTAATAAGTCAGATAAAGAGAAAGTTTACTCTCTCCTATCAAGACTGTCTTCCACTCATCAAGAAGAACTGCTCAATAACATTAAGGATTACTATCATCAGCAATATATAGAAACTATTAATCTACTTTCTATCTGCCCTTCTCTTACACCCTCAGAAATAGAAATTTGCAAACTTATCCTTATGGATAAATCTCTAAAAGAAATATGTTTCACTCTCCATAAAACACCTTCCAACATCACCAGTCAACGCACTCACATCAGAAAGAAACTCAATCTTACAAAACAAGATGACCTCAGAACTTCCCTCATGATATTAATAAATAAAATTAAAGGAACAACAGAAAGGACTTAAAAAGATACAAAAAAAATTCAGTAAGACTCAATAACAGTCTTCTTTCTATTACCCAAAGCTCAAAGATGTCTAAAAAGGCTCAGTGAGGCTTACCCATTATCCTCCAAACAAAAAGATACAGAAGGCGGTAGAAAATCTTAATAAGATTGAATGATATGATAAAAGTGGCGAACCTTTTAAGCTCGCCACTTTTTCTTATTAAAGAAAAGTATTATTATCCTAATGCAGTACCATCCATATTAGTCCACTCGGTGCCATTCCAAAGAATTTTCTTCTTTAAAGTAGTATCATAATACTCAAAGCCTTCATCAGTACTTTTTAGTATGGGTCTCTTTGCTGTTATACCTTTAGTACTATAATCAATATTATAGCCGTTTATATCTGCCCAATATTTACCATTCCACCATCCTGCTTTATTAGCGGTAGTATCATAAATGAAATCTCCCTTAACATCTGAAATATTTGTCTTATTACAGAATACACTCTTTTCATTTGGAATTTTTATAAGAGGCAAAAGTACATACGTGCCCTTAGGTTTCTTTATCTTAGTTTCTATATCTACAATAAGGTCAACATTTCTTGGTAATACTATTGAGAAATAACTATTTGGATAAAAGGAGTTAGTTAGGTCGTAGGAATCATTGACTAACACTTTACCCTTCTTAGTTTGTATGTTTATATAAACAGGACTTGTGTCACATTTTATAATTAATTCTTTTTCATCTGTATATCCAATAGAATATAATTCAAAATGAAGTTTATAAAGTATTTCTTCATCAGACTGAGTTATAATATATGCCCTATTACTTAAAGACCTAAATAAAACGTCTAAATTTATCATCCAAGGATAAACTCCAAATAAATATCTTGTATTATATATTTGAGGATATTCTGTATAATCTACATTATTTAATTTTAAAGAAAAATTCTTTATTTTATTAGTAAATAAAGGATTTCCAATATAATTTAATACATTATCTAAGAATAAAGCTTTTATACTAAAATTTCTAAAATTTAAATCTGCACTTTTTATGAATCTGATTACTGGTGATAAAATTTTATTATTTAATAGGGGGTTATTATAATCTCCATTAACAGAGTTTATTTGAATAGGATATTTAGGACAATTACCTTTTGTTTCAAATGTAGTTTGGTTTATGTCCCATACATAGCCATACAACTGAATTTGATTGCCAACAAAGTATCCTACATTTCTAACTTCATCTGTTTTAGCCAATCCATTTTCTGGTTGATGTGAGCCAAATATTCTAACAGGATTCCCACCACCAATAAATTTACCTCCTATAACACATCTTGTATCTCCTTTTATAGTTACGTCAGTTATCCAGTGATTGTTCTCTGTATTAGGAATTATAATGCCATAGTAAGTCATACATATATAAGAATATATCTTTATATATGAAAAGTTTGCATAATCCCCACGTATTAATATTCCTGTATAACTTGGAGAGTATATGTTAATACTCTGGTCATAAATATCAGGATACTCTTCTTTTAAATCAATAATTAAATCTTTTGCTTTAATATTACATTTTATAACAACTCCCCAGACCCCAGTATTTACTGTACTTTGGTCTGCATGTATATATAATATTGGTACATCTTTCTCGGATAAGTTAGAGAAAGGTTTATTACATACAAGATTAATTGAACCAATATAAATAGTCCCTTTGTATGTATTACTTTTATATTTATACTCTATTAATGTAACAATTTCATTACTATAAAGACAAGGAGGTTCTTTTCTGTGTGCTCTATCATTTCCGTTAAAATGCTTGTGTTCCACATCACTAAATAGATTTATTTCTCCATTAATTAGCAAAGTTTGCTTTATATAATAATATCTATCAGAAGAAAATATAAAGTTCTCAGCTCCGGAATCAAGTGCCGATTGTATATCTTGATAGTTATCAATTGTGTTATTTTCTTTAACAAATTCATATTGAGGGGTTTTAACCCACCAATCAATTAAATAGTAATTGTTTAATTTTGCAGCTCCTTTAATAGTTATATTTTCAAATATCTTAGATTTTGGAGCATTAATATCATAAACATTACCATTAATTATGCCATTCTTAAAACTTCCTCCAACAAAATTAAGTACGCACCCATTTTTGATATTAATCTCTTCACCATTCAAATCAAAATCATACCTAATCTCATATACAGTATTAGGTTTATTTATCATGTCTTGTGTCAAGACATTCCTGCGCTCACTCTTAGTTATACTGTCTTTTACAGAAATGCCAGCAGCGGTGTTGCCTACATCTATTGATGAAGGAGATGCATATTTAGAATTGTTGCGTGTAAGGACGATGGTGTTTGAAGACACAGAAACATCGTAGTCATTGAGGGATGATTTGAGGGTGGTACCGATTTTGGTTGCAATGATAGCGGTAGTAGTGTCTGTTGCAACGTCTAAAGATACAGTTGTTGCCTTACCATTAATAGTAATGATAATGTCACCAGAAGATGTCGGGATATTGCTTACAAGTATAGTAACAGTCGGAAGGTCAAGTCTTTTGACGTTCTTTCGGAGAATTTTATAACCTTTACCACTAAAATTGCTTGGTTCATAAGCACGGTCATTGAGCTTCATTACCTCACGTCCATCTATAGTGTTTATAGATGTAAGGTCTTCATTGTCTGGGAGGTTTGTTACATTCCCTTCCACAAGAATACGCTCACCTATTTTATTTTCAAGACGTTCTAAGGCGTAGTCAACATCAGTAATATTGGCTTTCTTATTATCAAGCTCAATTGTTTTATCACGTGTAGTAACAATTGTATTACGCAAACCAGACTGTAGTTTTTCTTTACTAACAGATTCATTAGCAAGCTTCTCTGTTGTTATTGAAGATTTAAAAATCTTTTCTTTAGTAACACTTTCATTAGCAAGCTTTTCATTTGTCACTGACTCATTCTTTATAATGCGTGTGTCTACAGCTGCATCACCAATCTTCATATTGGTTACTGCCTTATCATCAATTTTTGACTCTACAACAGCAGAGTCCTTAATCTTATTTACTGATACTGCTCCTTCCGCTATCTTTTCTGGAGTCACAGCATCATTATTTATCTTCTCTGTAGTTACAGCACCATTATGGATAGTCTCCGTAGTCACTGCATCTTGATGAATTTTATCAGTGGTTACAGAGTCATTCATAATCTTTTTCTCAGTAATAGCTCCATCTGCTATTTTCTTTTCTACTACAGAATTATCTCTAATCTCAAGTCTTATTTTTTTCTTGGGATTATCCTTCATAGCAGCTTCACTAAAGTAATTTCCTTTATTCATACTTAATGATTTTATTTTATGCAAATGTAAAAACTCTTTCCCTACATTTTAAACAACTAATAAAACCATTCATATAATGTAATTAAAGTTCTAATAACAAATAAAAAGGTATATCAAGGCTAATAAATCTTTCACCTCAATATACCTTCTTATATCAACCTATTATCTACAATCTTCTATTGTCTTCATCCAAGCATCTATATCATCCTTTGATGTTCCAATACTGTCTACCTCCACATCTTTATCTCTTAAGAACTTCTCAAGCTGTGCAGGAACAGATGGTGCTTCTTTCCATTTACCATTAATTAACTTCAATATACTCATCCTATAAATCTTCTTTCCATAAAGCTCTGCAAAAGTCTGTGTTGATGAAGCATCCTTAGTAATAGGAATCCTTTTACCTTCTTTCTTTTCCTCTGACTCCTTCTTCACTTCTTCTGTCTTTTCCTCTGTTTTCTTCTCTTCCTTAGTAGTAGAAGTCTCATCAACAGTATTAACAGCGACCATTTCTCCAGTCTCAGGATCTATCATAAACTCTGTTGTTTCAGAATTTCCTGTAAGGTCCATCTCTACATCATGAAGACTTAAGGTTTTCAACTGCTTCTGTGCTTCAGTATCTCTTTGCTTCTTGGCAGTATCTTCCTCTATCTTCTGTATTATCTCCTTAATAGTATCTTCACTTACTTCCTTTACTACCTTGGTATTTCTATTCACCTTTATAGCCTCTGGATGCTCTCCTTCTTTCAAGATAAAGTATTCCCATACTCCTTCACTCTTGATAGGACTAAGCTGATTGTCTATAATCATCTTGTTATAATCCAACTGTTTTATCATCCTTTCATCAGTGACAGGTTCTCCATTAAGATAGTACATTCCATCATCCTCTCTACGAGTGTAATATTGATGCTTGTATATCACCTGACTCTTATTCTCATTCTTAAAGTCACTATTTTTGACAGTCTTAGGAGTTTCATTCACTATCTGTTTTGGCTTTAACATATTACCTTCACCATCCAGTCCATAGATACTATATGAACTTCCTGCTGTACCAAACATTGCTATATCTGTCATCAGTGCTCCTGCTTCATCATACTCTTTCAGCAACTTCTGACTTTGCAATACTCTTGCAGTAATGTTCACTCTTGGATTCATGTCTTCTATAGCCTTCATAAACTCCATTCTGTCAAAGTTACTGTCAAGGGTAAATGTCTTCTGTACCTTTCCATCATGTACCAATGATACCTCTGCCTTGGTTTTCTTAAGCAATATGTTATCTCCATCCTTGTCAAAGTAGAAGATATTACACAAGTCCATTACTGCCTGATACCTTGTTGCATAGTCTGGAGATACAACATCTTGCAACAATCTCTCTACCTTATCCTTCAGTACTCCATCTTTCATTTCATTATACTTTAGCACTTTCAAGTATGAAGGCATCAGTTTTCCATTACCTGCTGGTATAAACACAAAAGCACTTCCTGCATTCCTTATAGTATTCCTTGGAACCATCACATTGTCTACAGAAGTTCCTACAGTCAAGAACTTTGTCAACTCTTGTATTCCCCATGCTACACTCTGCATATCATATCCCATAGGATTTCTCTCCTTGTCAGCAAGTAGTTCTCTCACACTCCTGAACTCTGTATTACTGTCATTCAATCCTTGCTTTACAATATATCCTGGTATCAATGTATATGGCACTATCTCAGTACTGAGACTTTCATTCACATAGAATCTTTCATTAGGATGTGTCTCAAAGAACTCCTTTTTAGGCTTTACCAACAATCCTAAAGGTTCTCCAGTACTGTTCTTATAATTAGGAGCTATAGGATTTGTAAGCACATCATACAATGACTTCTGTGCAAAGTTCTTTTTTGCAAATCCAGCTACACCTATCACAAGATACTTCTTGCCATTGCTCTCTATTACACCACCATTCTTGTCATTATGTATTGCAGTAATTCCCTTATTGATACTATTATCATAGTCCAATACAAGCATATAGTGTTTCTGCATAGCACTATCATTGGTTGCATTGCTTTCTGGTCTTACTAACATAAACTTCACCTTGGCATTAGGATTTCTCCTAAGTATTCTTCCAAGTTCTTGGTCTATGATATTCTGCAATTTTATTCCAGCAGCATCCATCCAAGCATAATATTCATCCATCTGCTTTCTATCATCTTTGCCTTTTTTATTAACAAGTTTACCATCCTTTGCTAATGGATCAGGCTCATATCTACTCATTGCATTACCACTAAGAGTCGTCACATTTGCTTCTGTGTTATGTTCTCCTGTACCATTCAAATCATCAGCATCTACATTTGTCTCTGACATATGCACTTCCTTACCATTAGGATCAGTGTTATTGATTTGTTCATCAAGATTTGCTGACATTCCTTGAACACTGTCACCATTGTCAATAATGTTCACATTACCAACATCTGTTCCCTTAGCTGCAAGTTCTGTTTCTCTGGCTTTCTGCTGTTTTTCTATAGTTTTTTCTATGTCAAAAGATTTCTTTGCTTTCACTTCTGTTGTTTTATTGGTTCCTACAAAGTTACCTACAAAATACCAATCATCACCCTTTTTCTTCATAGAACTTGCTTCAAATACAGCATTTTCCTTATGCTCTCCAGTCTCAGGAATCACTTCATATTCATCTGATGCAATACTCAGTACATCATGCTTTTCATCTGTATCAAAGGATATTTCACCCTCCATCTTTGTTACTGTGAATTTACCCTTCTTAGCATTGTCTCCAGTACCATTCCACATCTCTCCTGCTGTAACACTCATATCCCCAGACCCATCACTCAAGATAGTCTTCACATTCTGAGTCATAGGTGTTGTAGCATCTTGCATTGCAGCATTCTGCACTGTAGCACTCTTTTCATTATCTGTCTTATCTTTTTGAGGTTCTTCAGAAGGTTCTTCACCCATAGATAAGTCTACATCTCCTGCAATAGTTAAATTATCATTTTTACCAACCTTCCTACCCATATCCTCTTGCTTCTCCTGCTTCTCTTTCTCCTCAGCAACCTTCTTCTCAGCAGCATTCTTTGCAGCTTCATCTACTTTCTTCTTTTCCTCTTCATTCTTTTTTGCTTCCTCTGCTTCACGCTCTTTCCTTTGCTTTCTATTCTCAATAGTAGTAGCATCTCTTTGATAACTCATTTGTGCCACCTTTGATAGCAATCCATCAATCTGATTTCTAAAGTTCTCACTTAGCTCTGGGTCATCTACAATACTTTCCAATTTTGCTTGAACCTCTTCTACATTGTTTGATTTCTTTTGATTGCTGATTATAGTACTTGCTATAATCATCTTTTCTCCAGTCTCAAGACCACTATTCCTCAATATAGCTGCAACATCATCATTAAACTTCAACATGTCATAGTATGGTTTGATTGCTTCAGCTTGACTGGGATGATCACTCATATATGCTTCTACAACTTCACTATTTGTTTCCAATACTTTATCTCTAAAAGCTTCAGGATTTTCTTTTCTGTTTTGATAAGCATCTGATATGTCTTTATACTTCTTCTTTATCTCTCTTTGTATGCTTTCACCCCAAGCTGCCATATCTCTACTTTGTTTTGCTGCATCAAAGTATGTAGAAGCAAGTTTATCATTGTTACTAATCTTGTTATACACAGTCTCCATATCATCAATTCTTGATGCAAGTATTCCTGCATCATTTATCTTCCTTAATGCTTCTGGGTCTTTCTGTTTTAAACGTGCAATAGTCTTGTCAATAACTGCCTGTCTCTTCTTTGAGAAGTTCTCTTTATTCTTAGGGTCAAGAATATATGCCGTATCCCTAACATCAGCATTAAGAATATCGTTTATAGTAAATGAAGTCTTGCTGTCTCCATCCTCTCCTATCTTGCTGATGTCTTCTTTTTCATTTAAGAGTCTGTCCTTTGACTCTCTTAAAGTTTGTATCTGAAAGTTCTGTGAGTCTATCAGTTCTTTATATTTTCTGATGTCCTCTTTTATAGTGATTCTTTCACCTTCCTTGGTAGTATTCTCCAACTGTTTTTCGAGCTGTTGAATCTTAGTTCTTGCATAACCATTGCTTGCAGACAATTCTTCTATCTCCTTATCTACCTTAGCTACTTCTTTCTCCCTTGCTGCAACAGCTTTCTTTATTAAATTCTTTGTGTCATATCTCATAGCATAGTTAGGAGTATATGCAGATTCTGTATCTGCACTACCAGTACCAAGCTCATTCAATATTGACTCAAGTCTGTTCTTATAATCATCCTTTGCTACAGTATTGTATACAAGTGTTGCTGCTACTCTTGGATCTACATTCTTCATACTTGGACTATTGGCAAACATCTGCTGTATTTCATCTACCTTTTTCTTCATATTCATGAAGTACTTGGCATTCTTTTGCAGTCTTTCTGCTGCCACTTTTTTTGAGTCTTCATTACCATCAAGTATTGACTTATTGTCAGAATCTGCAATGAACTTGTCTACTTCATTATCCATTTCTTCCTCTGACAATGTTCCTTCTGCCAATCCTTGTATAGTATGCATGGTGTCATCATACAACTTACTCTTTGTTCCACCTATGTCTTCAAGCTCATTCAGCGACTTTATCAAGGTAAAAGCATTCAGCAGTTTATTATCCTTGTAGTCAAGGATATTCATTAAGTTATCTCCATTTACTGGTGTATTGAAGTTATTCAGTACAGATATGGTTTTTGCTGCTGAATCAAGTTTATCCTTATTAGCTTCCACCACTTTGTTTATTGCTTCTACTGTATTGTCTATCCTTCTGTCTTTCTGCCTTGCTTCTGCAATGGTATTAAGCAATGGATTCATTACCACATTGCTTGCTCTTTCTGCAAAGTTTATCTTGTTTCCATAAATATCCTTTTTATTCAACACAGCATTCCATGTATCTTTTGGATGAAAGACAGCATTCATGTTAGGTGCTACTGTTGTCATTGGTGACACCATTCCAATAAATCCTTCATACAGATTTTGTCTGTCAGTAATACCTTCCATTCCTTCTGACAATCCTGCAAGGAAGTTTCCTGCAAATGAATCTACTGTACTGTCATAAGCCTCTGGATCATAGTTTCTCTTCATGTAGTTGTCAAAGACATTACTGCCTACTCCTCCTGCAAATGAAGCATTAATACCATCAAGATACTCATCTGCAAATCCTCCTGCAAACTGCTTTCCTATTTCTTTTGCAAGTCCCTTACCTGATGAGAATCTTATCTCTTTATCACCTTTTACAGCTCTCTTCACACCACCTTTCTCTATATCTGCTATGATATTCTTGTCTATAGTGTTGTCAAAGGCTCCTCTCATAGAACCCTTGGCTATCAAGAACTTCTGTACTGCTGTGGTCAGAGGAATATTCTTTACATAGTCCATAGCAAAGTTTGTCATATAGGCTTTTGTTGCTGCTCTTGCAGCTTCCATCTCATCTTTCTTATGCAGCTCTTCAAGTTCTTTCTGCTTTGCTCCAAGCAGTTGATTGGTGTATATCTGCTTTGCCTGTGCCTTCAATGTCTCATCACTCATTGGCAACTGTGTCATTCCTTCCCTACTACCACTGGCTACTCTTCTGTTGTCTTTTATCTTCAACTGCTTATAGTAGTAGTCTAAGGCTGCCTTTGACTCCTTACTGTTATAGTCTATTGATCTCTGATAATCATGAAGCTCATTATCTATCTGCTCTCGTATTTTCTGCTTGGCTGTCTCCATTTGCTCCTCAAAGGTTCCCATTGCTTCTAATTGTGAACCAGAGAGACCTGTAGTTGCTCCAACTAATACATCATTGATTACTCTTCCTGCCTTATTTGCAGTCTGCATTGCCTTGGCTGAAAGTCCTACTCCCTTCATTGCTGCATTAGCTCCCATACCTACCAATCTACCAGCACCTCCTGTAAGAGCTGTTGTCAATAGTGGTTCAATGAAGTGACCACTCTGCTTGAAACCTTCCTGTACTGTATCCCAAGAAAAGAAGTCTGGTGTATAACCATACTCTCTTACATTCACATCTGTAGATATTCCTCCTCTTTCCTCTATTGCTTTTATCTCTGTCGGAGAGAAGGTATTATACTTATATACATTATTCCAATAGGCAGGATTTGTCCAAATGTTTTCATTCCTCTTATAGTCAACAATCTTTCCTTTCTTATCATATATAGGTTTATCTGGGTCCTTACCTTGATTGATTATAGCCATCCTGTCTACATCAAACCAGTTCTTCATATTGGCAAACAATGCTATATCTGAACCTATATCTGACCATGCTGTTGTCAATACTCCTTTCAGTGTATTACCTGTAAACTTATCATCCTGTGCTTCTGCTATCCTATTCTGTATATCTCTATCCAGATACTGCAAGGCAACTCCTTCACCATACTTCTGTTTCAGTGCTTGATATTTTGCATAGTCCTTCAACTTATTCTCATCATCATAGTCTTTCAGCCAACTTGAGTTCTTAAACTTAAAATAGTAATTAGAGTTCTTTGAAGCCACCTTGTCAAAGTCCTTCAACCAGCTTCCAATACTCTTCTGACCATTAGTATCAGCATCAAGCATATTAGCATACATGATGTCTGCATCACCCTGTATGTCTTTCTCCCTTCTCTTCTGTGACTCTGCATATAATCTGTCAAGTATCTCCTTATCTCGCTTCTCATCTTTACCCTTTTGCTCATAAGGATTTATGGCTGTCTTGCTTCTTATTATTCCCTTGGCTAATGCTGCTTCAGCGTATGGTATATTCAAAGAACTATCATAAGCTTTCTGCATTGCCTTTGAATCATTAATGTTTTTAATGAACTTATTACGTATCTTTGTCTTACCAAGATACTCATCATTATTCAACAAGTCATACATACCATCTATATCAAGATATGTAGTCAATTCATTGAAATTATCCTCTTTACCATAAACTCCTTCAAAAGCTTTCCAAGTCAACTCTGCCTTAGTCTGTTTATTCCTAAGGTTAAATGAATCCTCAGTTCCATCATTATTTAAATTAAAAGCATCTAAACCAAAAGTATTGATATACTTCTGATTCATATATAGGATATTAGCTGCTTGTCTCCTCTTCATAGGATTTCTGTAAGCACTTAACTTACTTTCATTAGCAGTCATAAAAGCATCACGCTCTTCAGGAGTTAAGTCACTAAGACCTCCCAATCCTCTTAACCCTCTTATCTTTTCTATTGGCATAATCTCTTTATTTTAGTTCTATCTGCAAATTTAATAAACTACTTAGATGTCTCGATGTTATTTAGCACTTCCATTATCTTAGCTTATTGACTTATTAAGTTCTTCTTCAAAACTTTACTGTTGTGCAAAATCCTAAGGGACACAACGACCACCCCTATCATTTGGGATAGGAGGAAACAAGCTCTGTTAATCTCAAAAACTTTATTAAAATTACATTCATTATTTATAACAATCAAAACAAAACAATTATGAAGAAGTACAAAAAGTATTCAAATTTTGAGGATTCTGTTATTCTTAATTATATTAGAAAGAGTCCAAACAATTTATCTCAGGCTTTCCGATGGTCTGCCTTCCATCTTAATAGGTCTGTCAAGGCTATTGAACAGCATTACTATAAGTGTCTTTGCTACAATCAGTCTAATAACACTTATTATAAACCTTTGAACAACACCATAAAATCACAAAACAATAATCTGAAAAACAACAAGTTGGTTTTCAATATTGACAGTATTAACATCAATATCAATTTATGATAGGGAGGAAACTTCCTATCTTTTTTTTCAAATAAATTTTACAAAAAAAGAGCAGTACCTCTAAAGTACTACTCTTTAATATATTAATGATTGCTTGGAGAAGAGTCAAACACTTTAAACAGTGAGTCATCTTCATCCATAGTCACCAGTTTTTCCCAGTCCTTATAGAAAGGTAAATCATATTTCACAACATTCCTCCAATATCTGTTTTCTCCCTTATGTCTACCTGATTGAATTTCCTCAAACAAGTCACCATTAGTAAGTCCGTATATAACATATAACAGAGAATTAAGAGTATTAACACTTGCAATAGGAGATTGTACAATAGTTATAATACTATTAGGCATCTTTATACCAGGCATTGATGCTTCTGTTTCTGTAAGCATACGCTTGGTCTGATAAATCCACCATCTTCTAAACCATTCCTTCTTATGGTCATCTTCTTCACCAAGAACAAAGCTAAGTCCAAGAAGACTAATCCATACCAATATTTCTGCTCTTGCTCTCTTGACATTATATCTCTGCATCTCACTAAGATTGTTCCACTGAGTCTGGGCTTTTGTCATCATCAACCAACAATCTTTCATGAACATTAGCATAGCATCCTTTTTATGTCCTGACTTCCAAGTGTCCTTAGTATCATCATTGAACAAACCTTTCCAAACACTCACCCAATAACCTTCTCTCCATTCTCCAAGAGTAAAGTCATAATGCCTGCCTCTGTATCTACGACTATAATGACCAACCATCCACTGACGGAAATTCATTACAAGTCTTCCCATGCAGTATTGATGTATAAGTCCCTTATCCTCTGCATTCATGGCTCCGTGCATAGACTGATTGGCATACATAATCTTACCTCTTATCTTATCAAGATAAGTCTTGGTAATAGCATTTCCATCAAGATCTGTCACTCCATCCTTTATTATAAGCTCTGCATTACCGTCCTTTTTCTCTGTAACATCAAAAGCTTCATACAGACTAATCTCCTTACCATCCAGCTTTACTTTCTCATGTCTTAGTATTGCATACATAGGAAGCATGTGAATAAAGTACTCTCCTACACCATAACCTGCATAACTAAAATCCTTTGAGATAAAGTGTCTGAGGAAACTGTTGTAGTATCTTTTGTTAGAAGCATTCTCAAAGTTCTCCTGCATAGGGTCAAACATCTTCTGCAACAATGTTCCCTTAGAACTGGTATTGTTAGATAAATACTCAGACAGATCACCCTTGACTCCAGTATCACCAAACAACTTGGTAAAAGCCCACATCATATCCTTATAGCCAAAGAACTCATTACTTCCCGCATCAATGAATATCTGTAATATACCTACAGCACCATTGGCAACCATACCTGGCAAGTTAGTAGACAATCCTCTAAATGATGTGTACTTAATAATAGAGTCACAGAATTTAGTAAAAACTTTATTCTCATTAGGGTTTCTCTTTATACCATAAATATGCTGGTCAATGAAACCATGAAGCACAGCACCTACATTGTTAGTTCTACCAAAGTTATAGACATCCTTGATAACCTTATTGAACCTACTGTTAGAAACTTCCACCATTGATTTGGGAGTTGCAGGGTCTTTATGGTCAGCAAAATCAGCCATGATATACATCATGTCTTCTATCTCAGACATAGCAGCATAGTTAATGGCAGAACTTGCAAGACGAGCTATACCTGAAGAGAAGTCACGCAATAACTCCCCATCCTCTACTTGGTTCTGAAAGAATATAGGAATCTTTCTTTTAGGAGTATTGTCATAATCACTTTCTACAAGTGTAGTTCTTTCACCGTCCACTACAGCATTATCAATGAAATTAGTGTCATCTTCCCTTATGACAAACGGGTCTTTGAGCTTATTAAGGATAGCCTTACCCATACCCTTTGCATCAAAAGACTTACCAGCTTTAAGAAAAGCATCCATTGATGTTCTCCTTATCTGAGGAGGATAATAGTAATTCTGTGCATGTGCAGGGTAGTTAGATTCAAGCTCTCCTTTAATCTGCATGATGGTACCATAGTATTCTTTCTGAGCAGGTGCCCAGTCCTTCTGAAAATCTTCAGCTTTTCTATAATCCTCATTAGGAACTCTTTCCTTCCTACCATTTTCCTTATCTACAAGTCTGTCCTCAGTATTCTCATACTCCCAATTATTCATTGCTTGCTCCAAGCCAAATCCTCTAAGACCATTTCTTTTTAATCGTTTCTTCTCATCTTCTTTGGCAGCATCAAATCTCTCCCAATCAATATCACTAATGATATGTTTTTCATCCTCATACATAAACTCGGAATTAAAACCAGCTTTCTTGAGTCTTTCATTAGCAATGTTTATTCTTGCTATTGTTTCTTCCATAGCTTGATCTCTCATAATCTCCTGATTACGCATTACAGTACCTGCAACATTAATAAGCAAGTTATTAGCAGTTCCAACACTATTCAGCCATCTGTCTGTCCAACCGACACTCTTCAATGATTTCTCAAGCATATCATTAAGCTCAGAATCAGAGATTTTACCCTTAGACATCAATTTAGCCATATCATATATATTCTGTTTGGTCAGCTTCTTTATAACTCCCTCCTTATTTTCAAAGTATGTCTTCAGTTTCTGAGCAATTTCCTTTATAGTATCAATGTCTTCTTGATTTTCTATATCATTAAGATCCATATTGTCCAAGGCAAGCATCGACACAATATGCCTATACTGATTCTCAATATCCTTATATTGCTTCAACACATGGGCTTTATTCATAATGACTTCCATATTATCACCAGTAAGAGAGACATTCTTTATTTCTTCCTCTATACTTTCTATATCACTTGCAGCAAGTTTAAGGAAGTCAACAATACTCTTATAATGTTTCTTTTCAGCCAATTCCTTTTGTAGCTTGTTATAAAGTCTTTCCAATTCCTTACCTTCATCTGTTACTCCCTTTTCCTTATGCAGAGCAGTCATCTTCCTTTTAAGCTGTGTTATAATTTCAGAATAAGCCTGACTTACATTGTCTATATCATCATTGATTCTTCTTGTTTCTCCCTTGAATATATGAAACTTCTTATTCAATTTGTCAATCTCTTCTTTCCACTCTACCTCAGGACTATTAACCTCAACATTAAATGTCATTTGATTTATTTGGTCTATTAGTGCTTCAACATCTATATTATGTAATTTCTTGGCATGGCTTACTGCCATAGTAAGAAGATGATGTTGTGAATTGTCAAGCTCTATAACTTTATGATTAAAGTCATCAAGTGCCTGTGCAGCATTTTCTATAGAACCAAACTTATCTATAAGCCTTTGTACTTCTTTAGAATCTTTATCTATAGTGAATAATATCAAGGCATCTTTTCTATAGAGATTATTAATATCTATCTTTGAAATATTTCTAAGCTGCTTTCCCAAATCAAGGTTATAAGCAGAGAAGGTACCTTTCAGTTCTTCAGGCATAGAAGTAATATCAATACCATTAGCATTGAATACTTGCTTGTATATCTCCCAAGCCTTCAATTTTTCTCTTGTTGACACTGGTACATCTATAGTTCCAGCATCTTTTGCATATACCTTTATATTATATACAGTACTATCAGAAGTAGTATGTTGCTCTACTCCTGCAACAAGACCAGTATGACTATTATTGAAGTCATTTACCTTATTAAGAACTTCCTCTGCATCTGTATAGTCAACTCTTTTTCCACCAATACTATCTACAGCACCAAGTCTATATTCCTCTACATCAAAGTTGTTTATTTCCTCCATCTGTTTTTCCACACCAAGATAGTCTACCACATCTTTTGCAGGAAATTCTCCTTGACTGTTTATGTGATACTTTGGAGAGCCATCTGCATTTTTTACAGCTTCCATCTTCTCCTTAGCATTGGATTTAGTATATATTACATATATTCCAATAGCTTGTTCCCTTGTATAACGAAACTCCTTCTTTTTATCCATTAAGTCCAAAAACATTCTTGACCTGTCACCATTAGGAGCCTTGGGAACAAATATGCAATTAACTCCACTCTTACTTTCTTTCATTGTAATAAAAATTAAGTTATCTATATATTATTATTCGTAAGCTGACATATCCAACAGAACTTCAAGTTTAGAAGCTACCTCTGTCATCATATCCTGTATAATGTCTAAATCAGGAATCCTATCTTCATGTTCTTTTCTCCATGTCACTGTCAATATTCCGAGGTCTTCATTCTTTGAAGTCTTCATTGCTCTCATACCAAGGGCAGCACAATTAGTTTCCTTGAGAATGTGTGCATAGCCAGAATCAATCTCTGCCACTTCATCCATAGATGTAAACCATTTGAACTTAGTCTTCAGTATGTGTCCTATGATTGGGAATATATTAGTAGGAATACATTGGAAGTCCTTGTAGTTAAAAGTAATTCCCTCAGCAGTGTTAATAGAAGGGAAACTTTCATCATAGAATCTCTTATGATAACCTCCAATATATTTCTCTGTATTGTGCATAAGCTCAATAGTCACTACATCACAGTTGAGTGACTTTCTTAAGTGATCAGTAAGAGCATTGGCTTCTTCTTCAATTCTTGATGTCTGTGCATAGCACTCTTTATCTTTAAGTTTGTCTTGTTTTTTCTGTTGCTGTATAGCGATTGACACTGCTGCCATAATCCTTCTTTGTGCATATATGGAATACACAATCATAGCAAGTCCTACAACTACAGCAATAGAGATAGGATTAGGTTTCATGGCTATAGCAACAACCCAGTCATAAAGGTCATCACGTAAGAACAGCTTACCAAAGAAAAGAGCACCAAGGGCACAGAGAATGATTTTAAAAAACACAGTCACAGAATGATCATTGACATCATTCAATTTGCTGAATCCTCCTAAGAAATTAGCAAAGGACTGTATGAGTGTGGAAATTTTGTCTAACATTATATTATCTATTAATCAATTTTCTATATGTACAAAGGTAGACATTAAGGATTAGTGTAAGAACAGCTTAAGTAAAACACTTAAAAAGTATATGTTTTTTAGTAGATACTATGCAACAAATTGAATTATCTTACGTTATACTAATAAAACTCAGTAGCATGCAATATTCATTATATGACTTATACAAGAACTGTTCATTAGATCTCTATGATATAAGGAAGCATTTTCTTGATAGATTCTACTATCAAGACCATAGTAGAAACAATGCAAGAGATGTGATGAGAATTGTTGTGTCTTCTTCAAAAATAGCAAAACTTCTTAAAACATCCATAACCAAGAACATAGCTCTTAACTATATAGATTTTCTTTCTGTTGTATGTGGAATGTGGAGATTCATGTTTAGGTCAAATGATACACAGATACTGGCTTCAATATGTGCAGCATTAAGATGGGATATAGAAGTTAACTCAAAACTGAATCTTCTCACTCAAAAAGAATTGAAGTCAGAAGTTATAAAGGTATTCAAGAAATACAATGTTTATAAGGAAATGACAAAAGAAGAGTTTAAGTCTACCTCTTCTTATAGAGATTTAAATGTTGCCTCAGACTCCAAGAAAAATAACAGGCATTCCTCAAACACATGGAGCTTGATAGCTTTTATAAAAGAATATGGTCCAAGGATGCAAGTGGGAGAATTTACTAATCATGAGACTGGTGAAATATTTAAGAGTTGTGTATTCACACAAGAAGATGGAACAAAGACCTTCGTAGCATTTTCATCTAAATTAGGTGTGCTTACTGAAAGAGAGATAGCAGATATGAAAGAAGACTTAGCTGTTATCAAATCAAAGACAGGGCATTACAGTCTTATAAAAGGAAGAAGAAAGGCTTGGAAGGATGTGGATATATAATCCTTCCAAGCCTTATTATAATATTCTTATATAATACTTAAACCAACTTTCTTTAGTTGTTTATAAAGTCTTCACATAATGAGTATATTCCAGAATCAAGCTGTACAACTATTAAGGAATTTTTTCTTTCTACAATTTCTTTGGGAGTCAGTACTCCCAATTTAGAACTGAATGCAACAAAGGTTTTAGTGTTGTCTTTGGTAAAGATACAGTTTTTAAATGTTTTTTGAGTTTCAGAATTAATAAATTCTCCTACTTGCATTTTAGGGCCAAATTCTCTTGCAAAATCTAAAAGAGACCAAGTTTTAATGATTTTATGTTTTAGAGGTTCTTCATTAGTAGTTTCTTTGTTGTCCTCTTCTTTAAGAGAGTTATCAATAATTTCTGCAACCTTTTTCATATAAGGTACCATAATTTCATCATACATCATAGTTTGGTCATAAGAGTGATAGAAATCTTTTTCTATATGAATGTCATTATCTTCAAATGTTGTATGTATAGAAACATATACTCTTGGTTTGGAGTTAATAGTAAAATTACCAGAATCAATCATAGAAGCATTAATGTTATACCTAATACTTCCATATTGTAGAGAATCTTTTTCAAAACCTTTTAAAATGAACTCTACTACTTCAGGTTCATTTCTGGTAATTTGGAAACTTCTGTGAGTTTGCCTGAATAGTTTAAGTAGTTTACTATATTTGTTATACACTGTTTTTGGCATGAAAAGTTTTCTCAATATTGGTGCTACAAATATAACTAAAGCAATAAACCTAAAAAAGGAATTAGGTATTAATCCAATTATCATTATAGCAAAAAAGATGTATGCTATATAACCTATAATTGTTAATGAGTTCATATTATTAAAAATTGAAATGTTTATAATTATTAGTAAGACAAAGGTAAGGAGTTTTTGATAGATAAGCAAATGTTTAAATAAAAATATATCAACTTCTTTTATTCATTTCATTCTTTTTTTATTTATAATCATTTGTAACTATCAATAAATTGTTTACCTTTGCAAATAGCATTTCAATTACAACTAAAAATACAAACATCATGTTAGTACCTGTACTAATAAAAATACAAAACTAATTATGTCAATATTAATAATATTTGTAGCTTTAATTATAGCATTTGTATGGATGCTTATTATAAATGATGGTATTAATAATTCTAAAATACCTTATACCTATTCAGCACCTACTATTTCAGAAAAAGAATATTACATTTCAGAAGAACAAAAAAGTATTTTCAAGAAAAACTGGACTCTTAAAGATTTCAAAAAAGAATTTGGTAATGAAATAAATATAAAAGAATGTCATAATCATACAACTTTTGAACAGTATAGATGTTGTATCTTTATTAAAGGATTCTTTTCAAAAGAGAAAACATGGGTTAGATTTGCCTCTTCGTTAGGAGAACTTTCCCTTGAAGAAATATCAAATAGAGAAAAAGAATTGATGATAGGATTTACTGGGAGAAATTATGTTTTATATGACAAAAACATAAGTAAGTGGGAAAATATAGATTTATAAATTTATTATTATGGACAGATTGTTAATCATCAAATGGTGCAAAAAAGTAAGTATATTAATAATAATGATAACTTTACTTTCTTTGGGAAGTTATATCGGATATAAAAAGATATATCTTCCTCGTATATATCATTCCCTTTATGAACAAGGTTTGAATAATATAGAACAAGTAGATTCTATAGCAGATGAACTTGCTCTTTTAGGACAATATAGAATGAGTATAGGATTATTAACTCAAGCGGCAGAAAAAGGCGTAGTAAAAGCTCAAACAAAACTTGCTCTTTATGTTGCTAATTATGAAGATGACTATGAAAAATCTTCCTATTGGTATTTACAAGCTGCTTTAAAAGAAGACCCTAAAGCACAATATAATTTAGCTATTAATTATATTTATGGTTATGGTGTAAAACAAAATTTTGAAAAAGCTATATATTGGATTCAAAAAAGTGCAAATAACAAATATCGTTGGGCACAATATAAATTAGGAAACTTGTATCTAAACGGTCTTGCTTTTTATGATTTAGATTATGAACATACTAATTTTTGGTATGATGGTAGAAATATTTTTAGAGGATTGGGAGGAGTTTATTGTAAAGTTACAGATGAAGAATTGGAAGAATATTTAAGCAATCCTAAAATTGTTTATATCAAACCAAATTTAAGTAAAGCAAAATACTACTGGTCTTTATCTGCAAATCAAGGTTGTAGTAAAGCTAAAGATGCTTTAGAAAAAATATATGAATAAGAGGGAGTTTTGACACACCCTCTTATTCATATTTATTAACTAGCTCCAAAATCAAGTTGTTTTAATTCATTTCCTTTTATTACTTTCTTAGGTATTATTTCAACCTCTGCTTCTGTATCATTAAAAAGACCACCTGACTTATAAGGTTTGTAATAAAATACATAATTATCTTCATCTACATTACTACCTATAATATTATCAATTTTAGTTTGCATATAATCAGGAAGTTCTTCATAAGAAACTGGTTTTCCTACCCTTTCAGACTTATAATCCGTATCATCAATATTATGTATAGATATATCATCGGGATCATCTATCATACCTTTTAAAACTTCATCACCATTCCATTTAATTCTTATACCTTTTTCCAATAAACTTTGATATTGAGAAGCATTTTTAGAATCTGAACTACCAGTGCCCTTACTACTCGTCTTCAATTCTTTTAGAGCTTCCATTCTATCAGGGTCTATTTGTAAGTTACCATTATCATCTATCCTATATCCCATAGCTGCTGCTCTTGCATCAAGCTGGGATTTATTTAGATTAAATTGCTTCTGCTGCATATCTATCTGATTTTGTTCCATAGGTGTCAGCACTCCCAAATCCCTCTGAGGACTATGATTCTCCTGATATACTGCACCGTCTATCATACCATTAATAACTGATTGTCTTGCTCTCCTAAGATTATACCCACTGAGGTTTTGATTTACTCCTCTCTCCTCAAGTATAGCATCAGCAGCCATCTGTAACTCTGGTATTGTAGACATATCCTTATAGAACTTTCTTATGGTCTCAGGACTATATCCAAGTTTCTGCACATAGTCTCTATAATAACCATTCAGTGTACTTCCTGCATCTCCTGCTGAGAATATCCTCGATGATGCTGCCTTACCAGCAGCTGCTCCTCTTGTATACAGCTCATTACCACTAATCCTATATAGATTAGGATTTTTTCCATCCAAGAAGTCATCTATGTTTAGATTGTCATTAGCATATAGCAGTGAAGTGTCTTGTGCTCCAAGACTTTGCCTTAGCTTCTTTTCTTCTCTCATAGCTTCATCTGCTTGAAGTATTCTACCCATTTCTCCTTGGTATCTTCTCTTCAAGGATGTCAAGGCTCTTCTATTTCCCATAGTAAGACCATTATGTGCAAGGTCTTCTGCTTGTGCTCTAAGGTCATTGGCATAGCCTTCATATATCTGCCTTGCCTTACTTCCCTCTGGCAATGTCTCACTGAGATATTTAAATTTATCTGCACCTTGTGATAAGGTGTCATACTGTTCTTCACTCTTCTCAAAAGCATCCTTGTATGCAGAAAATGGTACAAGCATTTCCTGCATACTGAATGGATTGAATGAAGGTGAAACTACAAATGAATAGTCTGGCATATCTTCTACTCTTTAAAATGTTAAACCTTTCTTTTTCCTATTTATCTTGCCTCCACATGCTGCTTTTTTCTTTTTTATATAGGTCTTACCTATATTCTGCTTGTCACTCATTGTTCCAAACAGTCCATCAGCAGCCATATCTGCAATCATATTATGTTGTGCATTCTCCTTACCCCAGGCTCCCAAACCTGCAAACAAGCCATTCACATTACCATATATACCTTGATTCCAAGCAGCATCAGCAGCCATTCTCTGCCTTGCAGCATCCATCTGCATCTGTGCTCTAAGCTGTCTGTTATTGTTTGCTATCTGAGCATTGGTAGCTGATACTTGATTTGCAGCATTAGCATTGTACATATCTGTACCTCTGTTAAACTCTGCTACTCTCTGTCTCTGTGCATCATTATACTCCAAAGCTTTCCTATAAAGCTCACCGTCTGCTATCTGACTGTTGTAACCATTTGCAAGCAATCCTGCCATCTTTGTTCCCATTGGAGAAGCATTGTTAAGAATTGCTCTGTCTATAGCCCTACTATTAGCATCCATTCTATTTTGTTCATACCATATATCCATTGGTCTATACTTAAGACGATTACCAATAAACTGGGCATGTGCCAATGCTGGACTTCCATTTGTTATCTCTAATGCAGCATCCATTCCTGAATAATCTGGTTTTCCTATACCTAAGGCTTGCATCCCAAGACCTACTGCTGGTCCTAATAGTCCTGCTGTTCTTCCCCATGTTGGTTTATGTATTGGCTCATATTCCTCATCTTCTACCTTACCTTTCTTATCAGGAGTAACCACTGAGTCTACTGGTCTCTTATAGTAGTTATACTCATAATCACTATCAGCATCCTGCCACTTATAGCTTCCTGTACCATTCCATCCCTCTGGCACATCTCCTATAATCTCATCTACTGTACCATCATCATTCACTACAAAGTTTCCTGACATCTTGTTTCTCAACATCTCATTAGGTGTCTTCCAATATGTTCCAGGATGAGTGTTTCTAACACCAGTTCCATTAGGGTCTTCAAAGATAGTTTGATAATCCCTCTTCGCATCTTTCAGCCAACCATTGTTATCTACATATCTTGCTGCATATTGTTTTGCTGCCTCTGGTGCATCCTTACTATTAAGTATCTGCTGCAAATAGAACAGTCTATTTTCCTCCTTTTCTTTTAACCAGTCAGAACCTCTCTTATAAGCATCTGTCTGTGCTAAGGCTTTGCCTATTTCCTCTGACTTCATGCCTTTCTTCACAAGTCCTTTCTTTACAGCTTCTTTCCAAGCTGCATCTGTACTGCCATTCCAAGCATCATAGTCTTCCTTTCCCCAACCACCATGTGTAAAGTCAAAAGTCAACTTTCCATTCTTTGTTGGAATATAAGCACCAAAGTCATATCCTCTTGAAAGAGCATCTCCCAACATTGGATTATCTTTTCCTAAAGCATCTATAAATGACTTATTCTTTAGTATATTTTTCCAATCATCTATCTTTCCTATATTATGCTTTTCTGCCCATTTGTTAAACTCTCTATCTGTAGGTGTTTTCAAGAGGTTATATATCTTCCTCTTCATATCTCCTCCATTATCAAACCTGTTCATCTTTCCTCCACAAGCATTTATCTGTTCCATATTTCCTTCTTCCATATTAGGCTCTTCAACCACCTGCTCACCATTATCCTGCTGTCCTTGAAGCTGCTCTTCCTGCTGTGCATTCTGAAGCTGCTCTTCATTCTGCATTTGCTGTGCTTCCTCAGCCTGCTGTTCCTGCATAGCTATCTGTTGCATTATTGCCTGCTGTTGCTCTGGTGGCAATCGGTCAAAGGCATCCTGCATTTCTTCTCCCTTCTGCCTCTCCTGCTCATCTGCAAGATCATGGAGCTGCTTCTTTAATCCATTCTGTGATATAGGGTCATTTGGTCTCTCAAGACTTTCCTTCTCAAGTTTCTTTGACAGGTCTGCATAGCTTATTTCTGTCTTCTTTCCTACATGGAATTTCTTCTTTGTCTTTGCATCTGCCTTTATCCTCTGACTAAACACATAATCATCAAATATGGTCTCTCCCTCTTCTACCAAGTTTGGCTGACCATTTTCTCTGCTTATACCTACTTGCACACCATCATAAGGATTCTCTTCATGTGAACCTCCTGCACCAATAATAGTAAGACCATCTGTAAAATCTGCTCCATTTGTCTGCATATCTCCACCTAAAGCAAACTTAGCAGCATTCCTTGCAAAGTTAGCTCTCTTCACCACTTCAGGTGAATACTTATCTTTATTAGCTAACACATGTGACGCAAACTCTTGTACTCCCATACCATGTGCCTTAGCTTCTTTAGTGAATAATCCTCTATGACTCTTCTTAATATGAATACCTCCACCTGACTCAAAGGTATTTATAGGTGTTGAAGGTATATTGTCAAATACAGTTCCAGTAATCTTGTTTTTTATGTCTGTCATTCTATTCTTTGTTACAAGATAATCTGACATAAATCCATAATCTATAGCTCCTGTACCCAAGCTTGGCATTCCTCCAAGTGGACCTCCAAAAGCTGCATAGTTTGCAAGCATTGTATCCATTTGTGTCTCTGCTATATTATCAATATTGTTATCTACACTTCTATTTGCCCATGACTCTGCATTTGTTCTTTCTGCTCTAAGAGCTGCATTCTTCCTTCTTGCCTTACCTTTCTTAAAGACTCCTCCTTTATAAGCATTCTGCACATTAGCCACAGCATTTGGTCCTTGTATATCATCAAAGGTTGAAGCATCTGATACAAAACTATTCAGATAGTTAGTACCCTCATTAGCTGCCCTAAGCTTCTTTTGGTCTGTCTTCATACCCCAGAGAGCATTTATACCTCCACCAATAATGCCAGAAGCTGCTGATACAATACCTCCTACCACAGGATTAATAGTACTGATAGCACTTCCAACAGTATTACCTATATTACTTACTGCATTACCTGCACCAGAGCTTAGTCCTCCACTTATAATTTTATTAGCAGCACCACCTACTACACCACCTAATGCACCTACAACATTACCTATCTTACCTGCTCCACCTACTTTACCTACAGGTACATCTACCTGCTTAGGTAGCCAGCTTGACATCTCTGAACTTGTTATTTTTGATGGGTCTGTTGTTTTATTTAGACTTCCCAAACTTCCTGCATCAACATTATTCAAGTAGCTAAAATCCAAGCCATCAAAGATATTCTGATGCTCTCTATCTATACCTTGAGCAAACAATGGTTGATTCCATTTGTTCACTCTATATAATTTATTTCTTTTTCTCATATTAATATATGTTTTTACAAAGATACTTCTTTACTGGCTTCAATGTTTCACCCTAAACTATATTATAAAAAGAGGTAAGAGAATCACTAAGATTCCCTCACCTCTTTACCTAAGGCTCAAAAAGGCTTAAATAGGCATAGCAAGGCTTACCCAAAATACGTCACCATAATATCATGCACCTCTACCTTACTTGTTGCTACATTCTTAGTCAGCTTTATGTATGCCCAAGGATTCCTTATCCTATCCAATGGTCTTGCCTTAAACCTCTTTATTCCCATCAAGGACTCTGTAGTATTGTTTATTTCTGCATTGTCCCTTGGAATATCACACCTCCACATTCTGAACTTTCTGTTTAAGGAAGAATTTCTATCTGAATTTCCATGAGTAAATCTGTCATGACCATCTCTATCACTAAGACTAAGCATTCCATGCTGATACTCATTCCATGCTTCTACAGTGTCAAATGGTAAAGCAGGCTTAAACTTTCCTGTATTTTCATCATACACTCCTTCACCTTCTACACAAGCTCTGAACTCCAAGTTAGTAAACATCTTATCCATCTGTGGTTCTTGATTAGCTACAAGAGTCATGGAGTAAGATTTATTTTCACCAAAGAAATTACAGTACTCTCCTGCTTGGTGTTGCCACAGATTAAGGTTCCTTATCCATATTCCTATATCATCAAGATTTACAAAGAATGGTGTTCCGCCATAATCATAGAATGAAGTGAAGCAGTTGAACTTCTCTGAATAAGCCAATGCTATTTCCTCATTTATGAATAACACATCTTGATTCAACTTGTCATAGTAAGCTACAAATGAATCAAACATATTAGCTGTCCATTCTACCTCTGCTGATGGAATATTCTGCTTAGCCCAAGCATTAAAGCCTCCTACTGTACTCAAATTATTCAACTGACCATTAAACAGATATATGCTTTTCTCATTGCTGTCCATAAAGTATATGCCTGAAGGTGTCTGTATCATAGACCACTTGTTTGAACAGCCTACTGTATCTGAGTAATATCTCTTTCCTTGAACCTTCTGTGAGTTTGCTATCTCAATAGGCACTCCCTCTGTGGTGGAAATCTGTGTATTCTCATTATACAGTATCTGTGATATACCACTGTCTTGGAATGAAAGCAACTGATTATTAAGCCTTATAAGCTTGTTTACCTTTCCTTTGTTTCCATCCATCTCCAATGTATTGGCTAAGGTTATATTAGTCCACAAGTCTACATCTGCTCCATTCTGCTTAGTCTTAGTCCAAGTCACTGTATTTGGAAATACAGTATTCTTATAACTATCCTCATCCATTATCTTATATGAGAAGAAGTTATCCATCTGTGAATACACTGGATTTATAAGATTAAAGTTTTGAGGTGTCACATTCAGATTACTTACCTGTCCTCTATTTTTATCATACCTTCCATCTATATTTACTCTTGTCTCCATCATAAATGAAGCTATCTCCACTACTTGATTCTTGTCTTCTGAACTGAAAGGATAGGTCTTCAAGCATTCATATCTCTGAAAATATGTATCTCCCCACTTAAACTCCAATATACATTGTTTGGTATCTTCATCAAATGATACTGAAGGTCCACAAGGTATCCATGTTGCTGCCTGCAATGCCTCATCTGATGTTCCTCCAAAGATTATAGCTTTATCGTATTCCTTGTAGACTTCAATAAGTGGGAACTCTCCTTTAGCTTTAAACGAAATTGTAGAATCTGTATCTAATACCAAATGAGGGGTGGATTTATATTTTATCTGAACACCTTCTTTCCAGTAAGATACATTTTTTACCCAATCACCAATATCTCCACCATTAAGCACAGTAGGATTAGTAAGATTACCAAGATCTACTTTAATGTCTTTAGGTATACTCCAACTCCAAGAATTATTAACTTTCTTTAATTCAAATATACCACACTTTGAACCTATATCATTGGGATTTTCAAGAGATATTTTAAGCTGACATTTTGACTTGTAATCTGTATTTACTGAAGTTCTCCATGGCCATCCTACAAAATAATAAGGAGAAGGTTCACTTGGCATTACCATAGTATCAACATTTCCCTGATATACCTTTCCATTCACCTTTACAATAGAAAGAGTATCAGAATTAAATAATTGAATGTCTATAGACTTTCCATCTCCTAATATAGGAGCATCTCCAATATCATAATAAGTAGTTTTAGGACCAAATTTATAATTACTTATCCTCTTTTTTAATAACTGAGCACTCCTATTATCCCTTGCAACATCATTATTCAAGGAACCATTCTTATGCCACATATATACTGGAAAATCTACAGGAGGATTGTTAGGGCAATAGGTTCCATATTTTCCTTCTGCATCTATATCATCTACTATATGGTCATTATAAAACAATCCTGAAATAAGAGCACCGTATCCTGGAGCTACAATACTTCTATGAATAAATCCAGCAGAATTAGAACCTATAGTTGGAGTTGATGTCTGAATACTTATATCTCCATAAGTCTTATCAAAATAAACCTTTCCAGAAATAAATAGCTCATAACCTTTAAAATCTGTATGAGTTATATAATCATCAAATTCTACATCTGGAGAATTTAAGGTTAACATTGTATTTTCTACACGGAAAGAGTCATTATCATTATAAGTACCCATAACTTCCGTACTGGATAAATAAGGTGAAATTATATCATTAATAACTTGAGTTCTATATTGAGATCTAAGTATATCATCTGAAGTAACATAACCTCCACCAGTATATCCATCTTTTTCTTGATATGTAGCATTTGGAACATTCCAATCAGTACCATCAATACTATCTGTAAGTTTAGATCTAAATAACCATGATGAAACTGCATATAGATTATTATCTCTATCTACCTTTCTATACATTGTAGGACATCCTATTCCCTGACACAAAATTGTTTTATCCTGTGTTCTTGGTATTGCAAATACTGGTCTTACTTTTCTATAGCCTTGTTCATGTAGATTTTCAAATATACTACCAATACCTGTTTTTCCTACAGCTTCCATAGTATATCTAAACTCAGGAACTGCTATGTTATGTGTTTTAGTACCATCTGGATGTGACCAATTTTCTTCTTTAGGAATTGCATTACATGGTTTATCACCTATCCAGCAAGGTTCTGACCACTTACCGTTTTTATACTGAAACTGTACTCCAAGTCTATAATACTCTCTAGATTTAAAACAAGCTGCTCCTTGATAATTAGTATCACCTGTATCAGGATTAGCATCAGTATCAAGAGTGTTATAATAAGTAAGTGGTGGGTTAGACACTAATTTAAAATATCTTTCAGATTGTGTTGCATAAACATTTCCATTAGCTAAAGGACTATCTTTACTAACTCCATTCTCCTCTAACAATCTTTCCTTTATACTAAGAGGTGGTCTCTTCACTGTAATATTTCCAAAAAACAGTGTCTCATCTTTCTGCTCTATAGTCTTAGCTACAATCTCTTCACCGCCTTTATACAACAGCTCTGTAGGGTCTACTATCTCACCACTGGTACCATTATCTATATATGTTACAGATGTAGCATCTTCTCGTATCTCCAAGTCCTGTATCCTTTTAACCACAGGTGTAGCATCCTTTGATGTCCTAAGGATTGAATAAATCCTCATATAATCAAAGTTCTTGTCTATATTGTTTACCTTAATCTTAAAGCAGTTTGCTACCTTTTCCTCTGGACTTCCTGCTCTGTTGATATAAGAGATATACTGCAAGGGTGTTGTGTAAAATATATTACTCTCCTGACCATATTTGTTATAATAAGTAAAGGCATACTGTATCACTCCAGGAGGAAACTCTCCTGCACCATACATCTTACTGACTGATACTGTTTCCTTTAAAGCTAACTCTGGTACAAAGTCAAAAGATGAATCATTATATTTGCCTAACTTATAATCTATAGCTGAAGCTATATTGATTATTCTTGGCTGATTCAATCCATCTGTCCAATACACTTTCTGAATATTCTCTGACTCATAAGACACCAAGGTCTCTATAGGATAATTAGGACTAAATCCCAATGATCCAAAATAAAGAACCTTGCCTTCAAGATCATAGTCCTTATCATCTGATTTTTCAAAGAGATAGATATAGTCATTAACAGTAAATAATACTAACTTATGATTAAGTACAGCAGTTCCTACAGGTATTCCTCTAATAACCGTTGCATCAGTAATCTCCTTAGTTTCTTCATCAACATTACTATCATACCTACCAACAAAATCCTCTGTAGCCCAAGGCTTGGTATCTACACGAAGCTTTAGTTTCTTTGGTCCTCTCTCATTAACCCAAGACATCATTGTGTTACCCTCATTGGTAGCAAGTCTTATGTTAAGATTCTCAAAAGCAAACTCTGGATTAAAGGCTGATACTGACATGTCTCTGTTCATGCCTTTTGTTTTCCAATTAATATATTTTTTTGCCATATTAATATCTCCTCCTATATTCTCTATCTCCTAAGTTCTTAAATCCATTGTCAAAGTGTGTCACTGGCTTTATCAAGGTATTAAGGTACCTTGTAATACTCTCCATCTCTGATACTGATGGTATTGTCATTTCACTCTGTAGCAAATGTGCTGCCCAAGCATAATCTGTTTGTGCATTGCTCAATACTCCTGCTGATATATTGTTTGTATCAAACTTTACAGTGAACACCTTTACTTTGATATATGCCTCCAGTGCATTCAGATATGTTTCATTGTCTATCAACAATGGAAAACCATCTTCATCTACTGGTATTGCTTTATATGCCACTTCTATTCTTCCTACTGGAAAGGATGTGAATATCACTCTACCTTGTGTCTTGAATGACATTTCTTCTACACATACATTCCTTGGTGGTATATACTCATGTTGTACATTATTCAGCAAGTCCTTAGGTCCTCTGTCTTCTCTTGGCTTAGGTTCCAAACCTCTTGTGAAATTATCTGTCATTGCTCTCAGACAAATACCTGTATCAAGGTCTTTTACCTGTATTATTGAAACAAGGTCACAAGGCAACAGTCCTCTGAAGTCTTTTATCTCTACTTCTTCTATCTTGTCTTGGTATAGACTTGGATAACCATGCAGGGATATGAATCTAAGAGTGTGTCTTATCACTTGCTCAAGTGTCAAGTTTTTCAGCAATGGATGCTCTACTAAGTCATCAAGCACCCTTCTTATATTTGTATATTGTATCTCTGTCACCATAATGTATCTGTTTTACCATTGTTAATACTTCCTACTAATGCTCGTTTTATAAATCTGTTTACCTCAAACTCATAAAAGACTTGATTCTCATACATGGCATGATATTTATTATACCTTATGTGGTATATGTATTTTGGTTCATGTCTTAGAAGTGTCTTGTTTATCCTTGCTTCTTCATCCTCATACCATAGCTTTATTGTCTTGTCCCAGTTTACAGGATAACCTATTTTCAGTTTTCCATCTACTATCTTCACCTCTGGCTTGTATTTCCTCAATTCAAGCTCCCCCATATTATGTGGAAACTTTATTATGTTTCCCTTGACTATTTCCTCAGCCATTAAGTCATTTACACCTCTGACAATACTATAGAACTCATGCTCTTTCAAAGGTCTGCCTATATCATACCAGCCTTTCTTTCTTATATACTTATAGGCATCATACACTCCCCATGAATTTCTTACCCTTGATTTCCTTGGAACATCTGTCTTTATAAGCTTAGCTCTAAACTCCTTATAGTCCATTTCTAACTTTGTTTTGTTGCTACCTTTGACATATCATCACTTGCATTATTAGCTTGGTCTACAGGTTTATACATGCTTCCTACAAGTTCCTTTACTACAAGCTCTGTTAAAGTTGGTACCAGATAATCCCTTATTGGAAACTCCCTCTCCATTACATCACATACTGTAGTATCCCCTTCACATTTATATTTCTCTATCTCATCAAAGTCCTCAAATATTGCATTCATTCTTAATTTCCTAAGATTAAGAAATTGAGGATTGACACTTTTAAGATATAGATGTAAGTCTGTTCCTAATGACACATATATTATGTTTCTCAAAAACTTGTTTGTACCTATATATCTCATCTTGTCTCTTGGTACATAGCTTATGTTTATTCCTTGATAAAAGTCCATAGGGTATACTCTTGGCATATTTCCTTCAAGAAGTTTTGGTATCTTCTCTTCTGTCCTAAGATAATATCCTCCTGTACATGGACTTCCATCCATTGCTGGTACTTTCTCTAAGTTCAGACATATCTGCTGATACTCAAATTCTGAAGCTATATCTGTAGATGTCTTCAGCTTCTCCTGCTCTTTTTTTATCAGGAAACTTCTATACTTCTTCAACAGAAACAGTACATGGTCTTCATTGAAGAATGAGTCATCTGAAGTATATGCCTTTGCCAAGTCCAGCACCATATATACAATTTCCTTTACTAACATATCTCTTCTTGTTTTAAGCTAAAAGTTTTAAGATTCTATTGTATTTTTATACTAAAAATAGTATAGCTCTAAAGCAAAAAGAGTTAAGAAGTTTTTGTTTGATTTATAGTATACCCTCCTGCTCTACTCTAAAGAAAAAGCATTTGGCTTAACTCCTTTAACTTCTTAACTTCTTAACTCCTTATTTTTTACTCTTTTACCTTTTTACTTTTTTACTTTTATTTACTCTTCCATTACAACCATAACATCCGACTGAGTATCAGCCTCAGCCTCATGTATTACTTTTACAACTTCTGTATTCTCAAGGGTCTTCAACCTCTGAGCCATCTCTGTCATTTCTCCTAAATGTAGCTTTCCCATTTTCAAATAATCTGGATAAGGTATTAAACAACTTGTTCCATAGATACAGTCCAATGCTTTCTCTATAAAACAATAATCTCTCTTACTCAACATGCCTCTATAGTCCTTGAATACAAAGTCTCTGTAGAAACTCAGCACCAATAGCTTCATGCTGTGACTCTTTGACATATATCCTTTCAACTCTAAGGCATGAAAATATTCAGACAATGCTTCAAACAATATTTCATCCATTGCACCCACAAGTTTTTATTATATTATTGCTACAGCCACTCTTTACTACACCAAACAGTTTATTGTAGAACTTGATGGCTGCTACATAATGCTCTGTCTCTATAGCTGCCTTGAAAGCATTCCACAGCAGAATGAAATCTGTAAATTCTGTTGGAACACTACAGTCTGCTACCAACTCCTTGGTATAATCCATCACTCTCTGATAAAGAATATTTTCATCAAACACTACTCCAAGGGTTGTCTCTTCATCAAGCCTACAGGGAGTACATTCTACTGGTGTTCCCTTACATTTTATATATACAAAGAATAGTGTGTTGCTCATGTCTGCCCTATTAAAAGCCATTGCTTTTGGATCTGTCTCCCATGACTTTGTAAAGTCCAATGGAGTTAGTACCAAATCTAATTCTTTTACATTACCCTCTATTTCCTTTTTATATATATAGTCTGAGGTTGGAGTCCCTGGTATTGTTTCTGACACTTTATCTGCTGTCATTATCACCACAGAGTCTATATACCTGTTCTTAAAATAGTCTGCTTTATTCACATGTGCATTGATATACAGTCTCTGTCCATCATCTGAGATTCTTAATTGGTCAAATAGTATCATATCTTACTTTCTTTAAATAAAACAAAAAAGAGGAACCAGGGATACATTCCCCAATCCCTCCATAATAATATATGAAACAAAAGACTAATTATTCACCGTCAGCCTTTGCAAGAGGCTTTACAGTAAGACCTGTAGCTGTGTTAAAAGCAGCAATAATCTTGTTAATCTCAACAAAGGTTTCGCCACCTTCTGATGGCACTGCAATGGTAATGTCCTTTTCTGTCCTATAACTATTTACACCTGTGTCTGTAAAGGCATAGTGAATCTCAATCACATCATATTCCTTACTTGGGTCTATCATACCCTTGGTCTCAATGTCATTCGGGAAACCTACCTTCCTATACTGGTCTCCACGTTCACCAAGAAGGAAGTACTCAAGGTCTGCCATCTTTTTACCATTACCTACCATGGTAGTAGAAGCTACTGAAGTCACAGTACCCCATATCAAGTCATCTACACCATCATACACTGTAGTAGGCATTACATCAAAAAGTACTCGCTCCTGTGCCTCTGTACCTAATGTCCATGACTGTGGCACCTCCTCAATCTCAATGCTGTCTGCATTGGCTGTAAACTTAAGGTAGGGATTGCTTGTAGCAGTAGCCCTTACCTCACGTGAAAAACTGAGGTTAAGTGCCTTTACCAGCTCCTTATAGAACTGCTCTGCTGTCATACCCTTCCTTGCATGTACTGCTGCATCCTTTACATACTGGTCCTGAGCACCCATACCAAAGAACTGATGGAAGTTAATGCGAAGTACATAATCCTGTCCTGCAATAGGATTGCCTCCATTAACCGTGGGATCCAACACTACCTTCACCTTCTTCATAGGTGTTGCCATAGCAGCTGCTTTAAGGACATTGACATAATTGATGTTCTTCACTGGAATGTAGTCACTCTTCAGCACTGTGTCTGGACCCTGTACCTCAAAGTATACTTCTTTCTCAATGTTACTACAGGTCTTCACCTTAAAATCTCCAATATTAGCCAGTTCTGCTGTTGCTTCTACTGACTTGTTTGCTACATACAGGTGCCTTACCTGATTCAAACTATAAACACTCATCTTTATTTATGTATTTAATTAAACATTGTCTACTTGGTAGACCTTAACTATTATTTATTGATATTATATCCTTTACTTTGCAATGCAAGCTGTACTGCCCTATCTAATATCTTCTGATGAAGAGCTTCATGCAAGATACAGTCTTTTGCTTTACTCTGTCCTTTTATTGACAAACCATCTGACAAGTCAATAAGTATAATAGGTGATACTTTCTTTATGTACCTTATATAGTAGACTGACACTAAGTATTTACAGATTATCTCTACATTTCCTTCTGACAAGTCCAATCTCAATGCTCTCCTATCATTGGCTCCTCTGAAGGGATTGTCTCTGATTACTTGATATTCATCTTGCTTTACTGGATATACCTTCATTATGGTTTCTGCACCACATTTACCATTGTCTACTACTACTGATTCCATTGTTATGAACCATAGGTCTTCTGGAAGAGTAAAGAACTTTGATTTGCTTTCAAGACCAAGAGGTGTACCTGAGGAATTTGTTATTGGCTTTAGAAACTTCTCTGCTGTCAAGTCTGACAAGTATCTCCTCAGCTCTTCTGTTCCTTCAAAGATGTCTCCATAAGGATTTTTACCATTGTATAGACCAAGCACTATCTCTTCTTGTGCCTTGGTCAAAAACACTGATTTTTCATATTCATCAAGTGCTATGGTTTGCTTTGAGGTCTCTTCTCCAAAATTTGGAGTGAGAGCATAGCTGTTAAGCAATGTGTCAAAGCTGTTTGAAAACTCCTCTACTGTCATATCTTCTTTGTTTATGATTACTCACTTCTCTGTCCTGTCTGCATTACTGCTTGTAGGTTATCCTGCCCTGTATTTGTCCAAGCTATCTTTGCAAGCTCTACTGCTCTCTGAAGTATCTCTTCATGAAGTATTGGGTCCAACTCACACTCCATCTTATCTTCCTTACCTTCAATGGAAAGTCCATCAAGGTTTGATACTATGATTGGATTTGGTCTCCTTACATATCTGATGGTATACTTTGTAAGTACGTCTGTAGGACCTACTACTATGTCTGCCTTGTTTACCACATCATTGTTTGTAAGTCTCCATGCTTGATATTTCAGTGGTCTCTTGTAGGGCTTGCACATCAACCTTGAATATTCATCAAATTTAACTGGCACTACCTGCAAAAGTATAGTCTTGTTGTTTCTACTTACCTCTACCATTTCATTGATAGCAAACATAAGCCTTGGTGGTAGAGTTATACTCTTGCTGTTTGGTCGTGTATCAAACAATGAATTATCAAAGCCTGAAACATCTGTTCCTTCATTCTTCACATAAAGTACATCTCCCTTGGTATCTTTTAATACATTTCCTTCAGAATCATAAGCTTCTGTATAGCTGTAGGTAGACTGAGGTATAGAACTGGTTGTCTTTGTTCTTGAATATACTGGGTTACCATCCTTGTCTGTCTTATCTGCTATAAGAGTGTAAGAATAGTATGTTGCACTTGTAGTAGCTACAGTAGTGAGCATGGAGAAGTCCACTTGCCTCTTGACACTACCATCAAAGCCATCTTGGGTATTGTTGCCTTTGCTCTTTGGATTAAAGTAGTTCTTCAGAATTTCATCCTGTGCCTTGGTAAGAAAGATACTCTTCTCATAGGCATTAAGTCCTGGTGCTTGGTTTGAGGTTATATTGTTATATAACACATCAAACATATTATCCATCTCTTCTACTGACATATCTTTATAGTTTTTGGAAAGGAGTGGTAAGGAATTATGTTTCCTTACCTAAACTCCATATATGATTAAATTTACTCTTCTTCTGCTTCCTTCAACTGTGCTTCCAACATATACTTCAGTTCTTGATGCTTGATTGAACTTAGATACTTGGCTGCATTGTTCAAGGTACTCTCCTCATTCATTTCACACAGTGGAGAACCATCCTTACGCAGATAGTAGGTGTTATTCTTTGTTCCTACAAGTCCTGCTTCTACTGCTCTCTTGACAAGTACTTTTGCTGGCAAATACTTATCTGTAATCACTGTATAGAACTTACGTGGGTCTGCCTGAATATATTCATTAACCTTATTCTGCAAGAAACCAAGTTCTACATTAGGACTGATAGGACGCTTCTCAAGCTGCTCTATAATAGTCTTAAGAGTGTTCTTGTCTTTCTTCACAGCACCATATTCTGTATAGCATTCCATTGTGATGTCCATCTTACTGAGATTCTTCTGTGCCTCTGCACCTTCTGAGATAATTACAAACTGATAAGTTGCCTTTGGTTTGTTCTCAAGCTCTTCCATTGAAGGGGCAATATAGTCCTTGTTGGCAAGCAGTATCTTATACTGTATGTACTGCTCTGGAATACTTAGGTCAAGATAGTTATCCTGCTTGTGCAGTTTCACCCTACCTATACCATTTGGATTACTGTCATCCCAGAAGTTGTTTTCTTTCTTATAGATACTGAGAGCATTGATTTCCAATCCCATCGCTTTTTCCAAAAAGGTTTTCTCACTATCTGTAAGAACATTCTTGAACATTCCTGTCTTACTAAGCCTTGGCACTACAAAACTTCGTGTAGCATTTTCTGCCATACCTCCTGACAAAAGATGTCCCTTCCGCTGTACCATTGCTGTAGGACTTGGAACAAATCTTACTATAATACGCTCATTCCTCAAGCAATTTACTGATTCCTTACTATAACTTGGTACTGCCTTTTCTGCATAACTTGACTTTATCTCTGTCTCTGCTTTAGGCAACGGAATTTCTGTCTTTATTTCTTCCTGTGGTGTCACATCCAATTCTATATCCTGCAAAACTATCTCTGTGTTTGGATTGTCTTTCTTACTAACTCTTCCCATTTCTACTTCTCCTTTTGTTTTGTTTTTCTTTTTTGTTTTATCTTAGTCAGAGTACAGGAGGGAAACTTTGTTCCCTCACTGCCTCTTTCTATACCTTAAGCTATGATTGCTGGTATCAAGCTCATTGTCCTTGTTGGGTCAAGCACACATACACCCATTGTGGTCATCTTATGGATAGTTGCTGAATCCTCATCATGGCTCATGTTGGGGTTACCCATCTGACCTGTGAAAGGGTTCCTCAAGCCCCATTCATAAGAGGTCATATCACCTTCCATGCCCTTTACTGCACACTTGAAGATGTTGGGCTGATCCATTGTACCAATGTCAAAGATGTCATACCTGTATGAGTATGCAGGACCTCCGTTTGGATGCATAATCTTATTACGCACTGGATCATCATAACGAGAGTCAACATCAATCTTCACCTTTACACCGTTTGGTGCCTGGAACTCTACAAACTGGAAACCTGCTGACAAGGCATTCTCATGCAATGGTGACTGTACCTTTCTTACCATGCCTACTGCATCTCCATTTACCTGGAATGCTGACCAACCACTCACTGTATCAAGCACTGCCTTATGGAACTGAATGGCACCACGCTCACCTGTCTTGATTACAAAAGTACGGTCATCCATACCAAGTTTTGCTGCTGACAATTCATAAAGAGCATCCTCAATAAGCTTCAGTGAGAAGGTGTTGTAAGTCATGGTATTGGCTGCTTCCATCTGCTCAAACATACCAGCTCCCATACGGATTACCTCACCACTCTTACCAATGTTAAGATACTCACCATTGATATTCCTGTTTGAACGACCATAAGCAAGCATGTTGTTCTTGTAGTCATCCCACTGCTGCTCAAGCTCCCACTGCTCATAGTGCATCCACATGTTTACAGTATCCTTAACATAGCGACCATTTACTTCCTTGGTTACTGGAATACCAAAGGCAATCTTCTTGTTAATCATTGAGCCTGCTACCTTAGTGTGAATACGGATAGTAGTAAACTCATTCCTCATTGCTACAGGACTTGAGAAACGTACATCACCTACCTTACGAGAGAAATCCTTCTCTACTGGTGCATACTCTACTGAGAACCTCTTACCTGCAAGTAGCTCATCTACAGGAATACCTGAAATAATACCACCCATCAACTCTACCTTGTAGACTGTGTTAGTACCTTCATTTCTGCCATTTGCAAGTACCCTGATAGGATATACCTCATTACGCTCACCAACAATTACCTCACCATCAGCAAACCAATCCTCTGCAAATACCAAGTAGAATGGCTCACCATTCACACCTACATTGGCTCCATTACGAGTAGTAGCTGTTACATCTACACCATCAGCATCCCTTGCTTCTACCAAAGGAATGTTCCTTGCAGAACTACCTACAATGTCCCATGCGTACTCATCATCACTGTCAAAAGTCTTTGTGGGGAACTGTGACAAAAATGTGTTAAGTGTCTTACCCCTATGCCAGGCAAGCAGCTGTATCATCAAGGATGTTGCCTTCTGTGGCTGCATCTGGAATATACCACCAAGGTGATTTGCCTTGCTGGTACCTATCCAATGGCTAAATGTCTGCTTCTGGAACTTACCTAATTTTCCGGCCATTTTTATTTACATTTAAGCATTTAATAATATTGTTTTTCATGGTCTTATAAATCAAGCTTCATTCCCTTACCAATAAAGGAGTCTGGATCATCTTTCTGATTGGTTACCATTCTTAGATTACCATCCTTTGTTCTTGATGTGTTGTTCAGGGTTTTCTCTAAATCTCTAAGACCTTTTCTTATTTCTTTCTTAACCTTACCTTTAGCAAAGGAATCAAAATCCTTAAAGCCATTGGTCATTGCAAAGATGAGACCTGTGTATTTCAAGAAGTCTGCCCTATGCTCTGTCTCATATTTCTGAAGAGCTGTCAAATAGTCTCCTGTCTCAGGGTCTCTATACACTGGCTTGGATACTGTCTCAAAGGCTTTCTTCCTAATGTCATTGCTGATTTCCATATCACCAAACAAATTCTTGTCTTTCAGAAGGGAGGTCTGCAACTGCTTTGCTTGCTTTGACCTTTCTGCCTTATCTTCATCTGCCTGCTGCTGTGCCTCTTGAAGCAATCTGTTGTATTCACCACTAAAATATTCCTTGTTACTCTGCAATGCTTCCTTAGCATCCTCAACATCTGTTCCTGCATTAATGGTTCTGTCTGTGTACTTCTTTGCCTTATCTGCTGACATGCCTTTATTAAGGAAATCCTGATAAATTAAGTTGTACCTCAACTGCTCTCCCTTTTCACTTTCCTCAGCAATAGCTGCATCTGTTATCTTGTTGATGTAGTCAAGGGTACTCTCATATTTCTTAATATCAGTTGGCTCTACTCCATTCTCAAGAGCCTTTGAAATCCTCTGTTGCTTTTCATCAAACCTGGCATTTACTTCTGCTTCAATCAAGTCACTGAATGTCTCAGCATCAACTGCTTTCTTCACTGTCTCATCATCAAGGTTAGGGAAGATACCATCCACAGCCAAGGCATTGGCAATGGAAGAGTAGAAGTTATCGTTTGGAGAAGTGCCATCTGATCCCTCGTCAGTGACAGTATCTTCCTTACCTTCTTTATCTTTACCACTACCTACGCTCTCTGGTGTCTCTTCCTCAAACAAGGTCTCAGGATCAACAACCTCAGTAGTCTTATTCTTTTCTTTTGGTTTATCATCTTTAGAATCAGGAGTATCTATTATTTCCTCCTCTTCTGTTTTTGTAGGTTCATCTACAACCTCATTATCTTCTGGGTCTACAAATAGAGTCTCAATCTCATTCTCACCCAAGATATTGTCAAAACTTAATGCTTCCATACTTTTCTTCTCTTTAATTCTACATTACTTCTCTAAGCTTTTCTTTTTCACAAAAGTACAAAAACATATATGCGTAATATTATCCCTTATTTTTTCTCTAAGCCCCAATAAAAAAAGTTCTTAATAATCTCCTAAAAAAACAATAAAGCCTAATCAAACCTCCCAAGCAATAGCTTAGATAGGCTCAACTAGGCTCAGTAAGGCTTATTCTCCCTCTTTTTTTTTCAATGGCTCAGATAGGCTTAATTAGGCTTAATAAGGCTTATTTCCCAAAGCAGGCTTAATTAGGCTTAGTAAGGCTTACCACTTTTCTCCCATCTCCCCTCTTTCCCCTGGATAGTTCTTCTCCCAGTACTCATCATTCTCTAATCCATCACTCACTGTCTCTGTTCTTCTCAAGTCTCCATGACCAAGTACAAGTTTCTCTTCTCTATACAGCATCAGTTGCACAAGACTCATCACTCGGTCAAAGTTTCCTTGTGGATTCCATAGCACAAGTTCCTTCAACAATGCTCTGTTCTTTATCCTATATAGGTTTGGTATTGTTACTTCTGTATTGTTTCCTTCTGCATCTGTTTCTACAGTAACTATTGGTTTCCTCAACCATGTCTGTATCATCTTGAAAGCACCATTTATAATAGGTGTAGTAGCTCTGATACCTACAGCTTTGTTACCATATCCTATACCTCCTATCATATTTCTTTGCACAAGATACTCAGGTGTCTCTGCCAACAGATGTGTTGAATTATGTGAACTGAAATATGAGAACATACCCATAATATTCTGCTCATACATACATCTACAGTTATAGAACAGACATAGTTTCCTACATATCTCATAGAAGTCTTCTGCAAATGGGGGTCTTCCAGTATATTCTGCTACTATCATGTCTGTCCATAAGTCCATCACAAAGATTGAACCTAATGACATTGTATTTGAAACATCACTGTCATAAGGGTCACAAGAACAGATGTATCTACCAAAGGGTACTTTACCATCACTGCCTTTCTTTGGCATTTCAAATATCTCAATAGCTCCAGTCACCTTATTATCCTTGGTAGGAAAATCCCTTATTGGAATATCTGTAGTAGGATTGAACTTCACTTCTCCTGTCTTGTTGTCCTGCACAAGCTCTCCTACATAGGTGTCATTATACTCATCTGGATTATTGTCTATCTGATTAAGTCTCTCATTAAGCTCTGTCACTGGGAATACATTACCATGATTTCTTATCATTGCTTCCTGCGGCACTATAGGATACTGTGATATACGTTTAGTAATAGTATTTACATCTGTAGAACCATATTTTGTTTTATATCTGTCATATAATATAAGCAACAATGACTTTGTAATATCTGAATTACCATCTTTATCTATACAGTCATCTGCATAATTCATATAGGCTCCATAAAAGAAACAGCACTGCTTTCTTCCCTGACCTTCCTTATCATATACATTATCAAGTGCTTCCATATTATAACCTATTGGAGAATAGAACATCTCCGCAAATGAAGTGAAATTACTCTGATCATCACCTGCTGTTCCATAACAGAATATCTCTCCAAACACATCATTGCCTTGCTCTACTGATGGTCTGATCATGTTATACATACTAAGAAGATTCTTGAAGATACCTGCCTCCTCAATAAGATATAACACACCACGTGAACCATTCAGCTTATCTTGGTTTACTCCTGAGATAATTCCTGACACTGAATTCTTGCTTCCATACTCTACTTCACTTCCTGCTTTCTTATATCCCATCTTCCATTCCATCTCTTGGTCTGAGGATTTCAATCTATGTGAAGCAAATTGTGTATACTTTGCACAATGGTCAAGATTGTCCTTGAACACCTTCAATATCATATTGGTATCCATCAGCTTTGTTCTATCCACTGCTGTCACCATACACTGCACTTCTTTTGAGTTTTCCTCTGACTCCCCTATTATACATCTTCTTGAAAGCAGTCCTGCACCAAATGATGTCTTTCCTCTTCCTCGTGAAGCAAGTGCTGAAGCATGATGTCCATGTATTCTGCCTTGGTTAAGATAATGAGACATAAGAAACTGACCATCCCAAAACCTTGGATGGGCCACAGTTCTCATTGCTACTCCATTACTGTTCTTCTCTACAAGGTGCATTGGACAGAAGTTAAGCATCCAGTAGTAATCTCCTGTCACCCACATTCCTGTCTTTGGATTACAGTAACCATTCCATCCTCTTTTCCTCTCTTCATACAACCACTTGCCAAAGTCACTGTTTGGATTAGCATTTGGTCTAAGAGTTGTATATCTTCCTTTATTCTTCTTATATGCCAATGCTGATGGTCTGAAATAATCACTTCCCTCAAGAATAGGTGGATGTGTTATGTCTATTACTGCCCTGCCTTCCTTATCTCTTGGCAATTCTGAAACCAATGGTCTGTCCTCAGACACCATCCATTTAATAAAGGGTACATTATTTATTGTGTCCCACCACTGCTCTTGCACTTCTTTTGGATATTCCTCTAAATGCAAATCTTCCAAAGGTGTCTGACACTTGTTAAATCTTATGTTCTCCATACTTCTTTCTATAACTAAAAAAGCCTAAGTCGATTAAAACTTAGGCTATTGCAAACTTCTACTCTTATATTATCAACTTCGGTTTTCCTGGTAGTATCAGTGAATCATCTTTCTCTATACCCTCAAACACATATTTTACATTCCTGTCTGAGATATAAAGATAATCTTTTGGATTTCCCTTTTCATCATCAACAGTCTCAAATGGGAAGTTATATGTTATTACTGGATTGTTGTCCAAGTCATTTTGCACAGAGTTCTTGTTATACTTCTTTACAGCAAAATCGTTTGGATTAATCATTACCTTGTCTCCAACCTTAATGTCCCTTACCACTGAACCAACAGCCACTACAGTCTGCCATAGCTTCAGGTCACCTTTTCCTGCTACAATGACACCATTATGTATCATGTCTTTATCAAACCTGTCTGCTGTGATAAGCAAATGGTCAAAAAGTGGTTTAATCTTTGTTACATGTAACATCTTGTTTCTCCTTTATTTTTGTTTTGTTTCTAAATGCTTTAGTCATTGCTTTATATCTGTCAAGGGTAACACAGAACTTACCAAGTGAAGGTATATTCACATTTGGTTGTAACTTCATAAACTCCTCATCTGACAAATCTTTCTTCAGAGGTAAAGAAGCTATGTGTTCCTTGACAGATTTCCAATAAGCTTTATAAGTCTTATTGACTAATTCTTTACTGAGTCCTAATCTCTTGGATACTTTAATCACAATCTCATCATAGGTCATACAGCCTTCTTGTTTTCCTTGAACAGTATAAGTAGCTGAAAACATCCATTATCATCCTTTCTTATATTTGGTACAAGTCTTGGGTTAAGGATATTATTTACTATAATATTGTTCTTTCTCAGATTACTCATTACCACATAGAAGTGTTGCTGTGTCATCTGACATTCCTCTATCACCTTGGCTTTAGTTGCTTCACTCATAACCATACTATCGAGTATAGTAGGGTCACTTATGCTTTTAGACAACTCCCACCTTTGTTTCAGAAAACTGGCTATAACATCTATCTCTCTATTGGTAAGGTTAATGAATGGTCTGAGGAATACACACCACCATTTGAAGAACTCTATGCCAGGAGAAGTAGAGATAGTCACTATGTTATTAGGCTTTGGAAGTCCTTGTTTACTATTACTCATGCTTCTTTTCCTTATCAGTATTTTCTGTATTCTGAGGAATAGTCATTGCTTCCTCAACCTCATTGACACAGTTGATTATAAAATCACTTGAAAATTCCTTGCTATGTTCAAGCACCTTAAAAAGATAATCAAGTCTCTTGTTCATGGCAAACTGTTCAAGTTCATTGGTTTTCTTTATAAGCTGTCTGTTCTGTTGCCACAACTGATTACAAGCATCATTAAGTTGTTCATAAGTAAGTTTCTTCTGCTCTTCCATAATATCTCTCCTTTAGTGTTTGTTATTGTTTCTTTTTATTAATTCCATTCTCAAATCATCCAACCTATTTTCTTGGTACAGCTTTGCAAACAATAGAATGACAGAGTCTGCCTTGCTAAGCCAATTAGGAAATGTAGGATACATTGCCCTGCATATCTCTCTCCACGAAGGATCATTGGAAACCTTTATCTTCAGTTTGTCATTTGACATCTGGAATATAGGTGATTTCTTTATATCCCTTGTTCCTTCCACATACTTATGACCATACCTTTCTTTATACAGCTTCTCCCATTCATCAAAGCTTGCTGTCCTAAAGTCTGTACAACCACAGTCTCCACAGCAATCCATTCCTATGGAATCCTCATACTTTATTTTTAAGGAATAACATCTGGAACAGAAGCACACTGTATCAGACTCCATCTCATTTATATTCTTTTGTTCTACCATACTTGTATTTGATTAGATGGTTATACATTATTATATATAGACTACATTATCTATAATATAACATAATGAATGTCCCTTCTTCCTTAAGAATTCTCACAATATCCTCCTTCAATATTGCATTCTCAGGATATTCCTTATTATGAGTATTGACATTATTCAAAAGCTCTCTCAATGAAGTAGCTTGCATATAGTCAATCCGAGTTTTCTGTACAGTCTGATTTTCTTTTTTACTCATAAGTTATTTTCTTTTAGATGATGATTTTGTCCTTGCCACACTCTGTAGAGCATTAGCTCTCTTTGTAAGGTCTGCTGCCTGAGATTTTGCTACCTTAATAGCCCTATTCATTCTTGTCTTATCTCCAAGTATTTCTTGATAAGTTGCCATTACTCGGGCATCATCTTCAGCCTGCCATCTCAGTTCATCCCTGCTTCTTGTTTTCTTTATTACTCCCATATTGTCTATATTTTTCTACTTAAAGTTTTACTTTAACCAATCATCATAACACTCTATTTTATAGTGTTTTATGTTTGTTGGTTTAAGTACTGCAAATATACAATTTTCTTCTTAGAATATCATAGGTAATTTCTTAAATCCCTGATTAATTAATAATATTTAAGCATAGTAATACAAACAAACCCAGTTCTCTTTCCCTTTTATTCTATCCTTAATAATTACCTTTGCATTAAGTTATAGCACATTACAATCAACAAACCCATACAATATGTACAGCAACATCACAAAGATTTCCCTAAATGGCAAGTCTCTCTACACAGCAAGAAGTTGTATAGAGTCTAAAGAGTTAAGTAATAAATCTTTTGCGGCAATTTTGTGGCAATTCAGTCAACAAATCAGCAGATTATCAATTTTAATTTAAAAGTAAAAACCACAAAAACAATCAATCATAGTAACCCCACCTCAATAAAAATACCGCCAACTGCCTTAAATCAAGCAATTAGCGGTATTATCAGATGTAATGCAAAATGTGCGATAAGTGATTCCGTTGGGGTTCGAACCCAAGACCCACA